AAGGAGGTAGGACAAGTGCTTGAAACGTTCGACGTGATCGAATACCTGCGCGACAAACGAATCTCCTACACCCAGCAAGGGAAGAACGTTTCCGGCCGGGACGTGGTCGGAGTACAGTGCCCCTTTTGCAACGACAAATCCAACCACCTTGGAATCTTCTTGACAACCAAGATGCTGTCGTGTTGGAAGTGTGGTCCTCACGGACCCATTACGAACTATATTCGGGAAATTGAGGGGTGTTCCTATGCACAGGCCGAACGGATTTTGCAAATGTATCAGGACAGGTCCCTTCCCGTTCTGAGGCAGGACATCCGCCAACGTGCCAGTGATCTCACCTACCCACCCGAAGCCGTGGATGAGATCCCGGAACTGCATCGGGCGTATCTAGAACACCGTGGGTTCGATCCTGAGTTTCTTCGCGCAAAGTACAAGCTCAAGTTCTGCAACGAGTTGGGTCCATACAAATTCCGAGTAATCGTTCCGGTTATCGTCGACGGAGTCATGGTCAATTTCTCCGCCATGGACGTGGTGAGGGATGATTCTAACAAGGGACGTTCAAAATATGTCCACTGTAAGAACGAACTTGCTATCACGCCCATGAAGCGGTGTCTATATAACATCGACTCCGTTCGCCGACACGCCCTAGTTGTTGAAGGTATGACTGACGTATGGCGTGTTGGTGACGGGGCGGTGGCCGTCATGGGAATCCAATTCACTGCGGATCAACTACACCTCCTCGCAAAGAAAGAGCTGCTCAAGGTCACCATCCTTTTTGACCCTGAACCCCAGGCACAAAGACGTGCAGAAATTTTTGCAACAAACCTGGCAACCGTGGTGAAGAAGGTCAGTATTTTGCAATCTGATGGCGGCGTAGACCCTGCAGACATGACTGATGAGGAAATTTCACAAGTCCGAAAAATTTTCCTTGACATGGAATAATTTTTGTAATATGTTTCAGGCACACCGAGGGGAAGCATCATCGAGAGAGATTTAGGAGAGACAATGAAAACGGTTTAGATTCTAAATAGGAAAAGCTTCTGTACTAGGGGCGAAGCGATTTTGCTTCCCCGGCAAACATCAGAAAGATTTTGACCTTTACCTCCTCCTTGTGGTCAAGCTCCTAATCTATCTCTGATCTTCGCCCCTAGCACAGGGGCTTTTCTTTTTTTAGTTCTCTTAGTATTCATCTCATGGGGAGGGAAACCGATGAGTATTGATGCTACTGCCACACCTGAGCAAAAAAAGAATGTATTTGAAGAACTAGACAGGATTCTCTTCGCATGCCCACCCAAAACACTGCTTGTTTCATCAGAAGCACTCTTCCATGAAGACTTAAACTTTTCAGATGCTATCCTTCTTTCCCTGATCCACCATTGCATTAGAAAAGATGGCTGCACTGAATCCAACGAATTCTTTGCAAAGGTAATGCGTATGGCTCCGGGCTCTATCAAAAACAGTATCGCAAAATTAATTCGTGTGGGTTTTTTACACAGGGAATTCTCCGATAATGGAACCAAAAGACACCTGTACACGTTCGGGTATCTCATGCAGAATCGGCATTCACTACGACAAGGGGTAAAATAGTATGACCACCAATAACGATTGCGAAAGAGTTTGGATGAAGTTTTACTTGGTTCCATCAGAACTCGTTGACGACCCAGAAGTGGACAGTTCTCAATACGGAATCTGGGCAATAGTGTATGCTTTGGATTGGCTGGAAGGTTGTTTCGTTAGCAATAAAGTTATCGCCAACACGTTGCATCTTTCAGAAGGGACTATAGTGAATGGAATCACGAATCTTGTTCGTTTAGGATATCTGACAAGAGAGCAAGATTCGGTCACTAAAGTTCGTACACTCCGTTTGACTAACAAGATAAAGTTTTCGTATGAAAAAGGTTCGGGTGCATCTAAAAATGCCCCACCGTCCATTCACAAATGGACGGGTGTCCATTCACAAATGGACAGGCTACCATTCACAAATGGACATATAAATAACATTGAAAAAAAACCTTCCAAAAAGAATTCTTCTCAAAGAGAAGAATGTACTGTCTGCGAAGCAGACAGGTTACCCTTGAGAGAGGAAATCAAGATAGGATCGTGGTTCCCTCTTAATTCAAACGCAACAACAGTGACAGCACCCCTGTTGAAAAGAAGGACCCCTGCCCCAAGTATTCATGACCTGCCAGTCCGAGAACGGATGCTTTCCGCAAACACAGACAACCTTGCTCCCAAACCGAAACAGGCACCCTTGCTAAACGTCCCAGCGTCGGTGCAGCAAGTGATCTCTGCTTGGGAGACCCGTGGGTTCATTCGACACAACCCTTCCACAAAAACTTTCCGAGAAGCTGTTGCGAGAATAAAGAAACTATTGCGAGGAACCTTTTTCGATTCGCATGCACAGTACAGGGTTTGGCATGGTAGGAAGTTCTCCATTGAGGAGATCATCCGAAGCGTCGACAACTTGCATCTTGCAGCACACAACGCCGATTACGAACCAGGAGGAAGCTATAAGCAACACTTAGCGAAGATGAGCCTGTCAGGGTTCTTCTTCAACGATTTTTCAACCAACGGTGAAAAAAGTCTCTTCATCAAGTACCTTGAGCGTCCCGCCTTATTGGCATCCACACAGAAGACAATCGAAGATCCCAATCCCTCAGTCACCACTTACTTAAAGAATTGGTACAGCAGGGAAGTGCGCGGTGGGTTCACTGCAGCGTTTTCAGCGGGAGATGAGACTGCCTTCCGACATGCTACGGGGCGCTTGATAAAGTTCCTTTCCGAGAACAGGGCACATCTCAACCTGATGTGGCAGGGCACACCCCTGATTCAGCTAGCAGAACTCCTTTGTGAAGCATTAAAGAAGAGTGTTGATGGGCGTGTGGAACGGTTGACACCGGGGTGGTTCTGTTCAGATACCACATTCAGTTCACGTTTACCATCCTATCTAAACTCGCAGGGATTCGGGCAACAGGCACCATCTGACATTGGTTCAGAATTTTTTTAAGAAAATTTCCAAAGTTGTGTATAATTAGGGCGAGGGAAGAACATGCCACAGTTTGAAGAAGAACGAGAACGATCCTTCCGCGCTTGGGACAAAAAAGAACGGCGAATGGTCTATGATGTGGGCGTGTATGCTGGCACGGTGATCCAATCGTATGAACATCCGTTCAATGGAATGAAAATTTTAGGTCATGCTTTCTCACAGCATTTAATTCCTATGGACTTTGTGGGCCATGAAGATAAAAATGGCAAGAAAATCTGGGAGGGAGACATCGTGCAGTACGATGAGCCCGGTTTTTCGAAAGTCACTTCATACTTTTACGAAGTGTTTTGGGACAAGGATCGTTGTGGATTCTCACCATTTTCGAGAGACGACGGGTGTGGATGTTGCTCTTCTGTCTTAGTCAGTCCGGAGGAGGTGGTTGTTATTGGTAACATCTATGAAAATGTGGATTTGATACCGAGATAGTATGGTGCACTTAAAAGGAGGAGGAGGGGGATAGTGCTTCGTGAGAGACAAGTTAACATCGACATCGAGAAAAAGATTCTTACTGCGCTGATCGTCTCTGACAAGTTCTGCCAAGAGATTCTGCCCATGATGCGTTTGGAGTATTTTCATTCTGATTATTCCAAGCGCATTGCTAAATGGGTCGCGCAGTATCATGCCAAGTACCGTCAGGCACCCGGCGTACACATCCAAGACATTTACGAAGTGGAGCGTGAGTCTCTTCGTGAAGACGGCGAGAGGGAGATGATAGCCTCCTTCTTGCAAGGGATGTCTTCGGAGTACGAACAAGGAACACCACTCAACGTTCCGTACTTAGTAGACAGGTCAGTTGCACTCTTCCGAGAAAGAGCCCTGCACAACACCAGCGAAGGAATCAAAGCCTACCTGGGTGCAGGGCGTGTTGAGGATGCAGAGAAAGTTTTGCAGGACTATCGAAAGGTAGCGAAGTCCATCACGCAATGGGTCAACCCGTTGGATGCACAGTTCGCAGCCAGGGTGTTCGAGAACAAATTGCAAGATGTAGAGGACGACAGGACAGATTTTCTTTTCCGTTTCCCTGGGGCATTAGGAAAGTTATTAGGACACTTCGAGCGCGGCTGGCTGATATCTTTCTTAGCCCCCATGAAAAGGGGAAAGACATTCTTCCTGCAAGAGCTTACGTTTCAAGCGCTGTTAGCCCGTCTGAACGTTGTCTTTATCTCCCTTGAAATGAGTGATGATGGAATGTCCGTGCGTTTTTACAAGCGCGTCACGGGCCTTTCACAGATGCAGGGAGATATTCTCTACCCTGTTTTTGATTGCGAACGGAATCAAAAAGGCTCCTGTGGGAGGAGGGAGCGTAGCAACCGTGTGGCCATCCTGCGGCAAGATGGCGCACGAATGTCCTATCAGCAAGCCGCGGCGGCCGGGTACAGGACTTGCGTTTGGTGTAGGGAGAATGATCCTCACAACGTAAAGGGGTTCCTCCCGACATCATGGTTTGAGCCCCTGCACCGAGACAAGATGAGTTACAACCGGGTGGTGTCGCAACTCAATGGCTTGACCACATCTTTCGGTGATCGGTTGAGGTTGAAGTCGTACCCCGCGTACTCTGCTAACCTCTCCACAGTTCTTCATGATCTCATTCAACTTGAGTTTACGGAGAACTTTATCCCAGATGTAATCGCCCTCGACTACGCTGATATTCTCGCCCCCGAAGATACCCGACTGGAGGGTCGAGAACGAATAGATCAGACGTGGAAGATGTTGAAGCGCATTGCGTCGGAGCGACACTGCCTGGTTGCAACTGCTTCTCAGGCCAACAGACAGAGCATGGACAGGAGGGATGTTCGGAACATTGACGTAGCGGAGGACATTCGGAAGTTAGCGCATGTGGACGCGATGTTCACGCTCAATCAGACACCCTGGGAAAAACGAAACGGAATCATCCGTGTGGGCACCATCGCACATCGTTGGAATGATTTCGATGCGAACCGGCAGGTGATGGTGTTGCAGAACCTTTCCCAAGGGCAGGTTGTTCTGGACTCCGAGATCATGCGCTACGAGGTAACTTCACAGGAAACGGCCGAGGGGGCCACAACGTAAAGGGGAAAAGCGCCCAGAGAGAGAAATAAACTTAGTGAGGTGCTTGTATGAGGAGAATCGTTTTTGTTTTGGTGGTGGTGCTTGTTTTTCTTTCGAGCACTGCAATGGCAACGGACAAGTGTAACCATTACGGGTGCAACAAACCCAAGGGACACCCCGTAAACAACACGGCGAATGCCAAGGCCAGTGCGTACGCCGGAGCCATGGCGGTTTCTAACCAATGGCTTTCGGCGCGGCAGAGCATGACTTTCAACCCTTCCATTCAGGCGGGTGGTGCAGACGTCTCCATCGGCGGTGGTCAGTTTGAGGCCCCGAAACCGGACTTCCCGGTAGCGTACGCACCCGTGGCGCCGTCCCCGCTTGACTACCGTGGTCCGTACGACTACAGCGTCTACAAAGACGACCAGCCGTGGTTTGACAGGTCGAAATGGATTGCAGACTTTGCAAACAATCTCCCAGACGGTGGTGACATCAGGGTGGGCCTGTTCGAGAAAGCAGAACCCGTCAAATACTTTTATACTCATGATGGGCGTGAGCAGGAGTTTCAGTCTGCACCGGGAAGAATGGTCCTAGGAAAGATCTATTGCCAAAGCAAAGGACCGGAGGACACCCCGAGCTCCGTTTGGGGTGGTTGCGCCCGCGCGATCCTAAAGGGAGGTTGCGAGTATGTTTCCCTGGTCGGAGGCGATGTCTCTTACGGCAGCCGCGCTAAGGCCGTTAACGTGGGTGGGGGCGTATCCCTTTCTTCCATTTTCGGCAGTTTGTTTGGCCTTACAGGTGGTGTTGGTGGCACAAACACGGATTGGGATGCTTCCCCTTATGAGCGGGTCCACCTCATCTGGAAGTGCTACTCCAAGTACCGCCCGCAACAGTAACGGGCCCTAGTGTAGGGTCGGGGCGGGGTCTCAGCTAACCTTATGGGAGGCACCCCGCCCCACTAAATCTTTTCTGGGGAGGTGATAAAGATGGACTTGATGCGTTTCGTACAAAGATTGCGGCGAATGGAGATTAACGACGGCGATACCATCCTGGTACAGATGAACGACAAGGAGGGTGCCTCCCCCACCGAAATCACGAAAGCCATGCGGGAGTTCGAAAAGAAGCTAGAAGAGGTGGGCTTCCATGATATGAAAGTCCTCGTTATTGACAGCACCACCAACATCGAAGTCGTTCGTGAGAACATGCAGGCACAGAAAGACCGCATCCGTGAGGGTGAAATTGCCGACCCCGAAGAGCGGGAGCGCGTCCGTCGGGAACGGATGAAACGTATGATGGTGGAATCCTCCAAGAAAGGAAGGTGACCTTGTGCGTATGTGGAATGTGAATCCCGCAGTAATGTGCCGACAGCATCTCTTGGGTGAGCACCTTGAGATGCACATGTTCGCCGGCTACATTCGTTGCGGGAGGCGCCTCTCTGGTTTCATCAAGAACGGACTCGTCGAGGTTGAGCGCGTAAAGTCCCGTCATGACGAGTTGGCGGGGGAGATGTGCCGTCGTGGGTACGCGCATTGTTCCCCTTTGGAAGTTACACCCAACGGGATCTTCGGTGGTTGTGTTGACCCTGAGAAGTCGCGGCAGGAATTACGCACCCGATGCCCCGTTTGCAAGCAGTTACAGGAGAAAGCCCATGACACAAATCTGTAAGCGGTTCCATTTTGACTCAGCGCATTATCTCCCTTGCCACGAGGGTCGTTGCAAGCATCTCCACGGTCATCGTTGGGTAGTTGAGGTGAAGATTGACGGACCCCTACAAGACACGGGTCCTCAACGCGGGATGGTGATAGACTTCAAAGAGTTTGATGCAATCGTGAAGCCTATAATCGACGGGCTTGACCACAAGGTTCTCAACGACATCTTTCTTACTGACCCCACGGCGGAGCAGATTTCCCGGTGGATGTACGCGAAGCTCGACGGTGTGTTCACGGAGCGCTTCTACGGGGAAGTCACAGTTGTGTACGTTCGCATTTACGAAACCCCAGATTGTTACGCCGAAGTGGGGGTGGAAGATGTCCGATAAGTGTTTACTTCATGTCGCGAGTTTCTTTCAGTCGTTTAACGGGGAAGTAACAGCGCTTCATCAAGGGAGCCTTTGCACGTTCATCCGATTGTCCGGGTGCAACCTTCGTTGCAACTACTGCGACACGAAGTACTCGCAGGAGGACACCCCTAACACATCCCTTATCTCACCTATCGAGTTGATGAAAGAAATCTTTACGTTACCACACAGCACAGCACGTGTAACGATAACGGGTGGGGAGCCTCTGCTGCAACGTGACCCGCTGGACCGGCTGGTCGACTTTCTCAACTATCTGGACATCCCCGTGAGCATTGAAACCAACGGAACACTTCCCATTCCATACTCATGGAACGTGGCGTCCTGGGTTGTGGATTGCAAACTTCCCGGTTCGGGAACCCCCCGGGAGGTTGCTTGCAAGTACTACGAGAGTTGGGTAACGGGTCTTCGTAAGGAGGATTTTATCAAGTTCGTCATCACGAACCGTGCGGATTTCGACGAGGCCGTAAACATCGCACACAATCTGAAACGCGATTCTTGCCGCGCCGGTGTTGCCTTCTCTGCGGCATCGGCCAATGTTTTCGGACACACGCGCTTGCTGGAATGGCTTAAGGAAGCCAATCTCACTCATGCTATCCTCAATGTGCAAATTCACAAGATTCTTTTTCCTGGTTCTGGAGGAGGAAGGGAAAGTGAGGTCTAGTGGGAATCTACCATCCTGTTGAGAGAAAAAAGATTAAGTGTAAAATCTGTAAGAAACTGTTCCGACCAACACGAAAAGACAAGGTCACCTGCAGCGAACCCTGTCAAAGGGTTTGGAAGAGGACGAAAGATGGTGACCGTCAACGAGAAAAGTACAATGGGGTTCATAAAAAGACCCGTGAAGCAACCGAGCGCCGCTGTGTTCGTGAGATCAACGGTAAACCTTGTGGGAGAAAGGTGCCAAAGGGTCTTTTCTTTTTTTGTCGTAGTTGTTTTTCGGCAGCCTCCGACGTTGTAGACTTCCGTTAAAAAAGTTTCAAAAAAAATTCGCACAAAAAGTGAAAGTTGTGTATAATGAAGATGAAGGGAAGAAACAAGTTCAACGGAGGAGGTACTCATGGCATCATACGCGGTTATTCTCAATGGAAAGAAGACCCCCTGTGCTTCGAAGGAGGACGTTGTGACACGCCTCTTCACGTTTGCAGTGGGGAACTACAGGGTGTGTTCTCTCCATGCCCTTCGTGTCAACCTCACAGTCGCCGCTGACCTGTTAGTGGAACTGTTGGCGGACGAGCAGAAGGTGCTCGAGGAGAAGCGCAAATCGGTCAACGACAAACACTCACGGAAGACGCTGGGCACGCAGAAAGCATCGCTCACGCGCATGGTAAAGAGAATGTTGCTCTTTCAGGAAAGCGTCCGTAAGAGCACGGACGTTGGGGCGCTCATTGCAAAGACCTACGAGATGGTTCTTTCACTTGAAGGCAAGGGCCTGCTCCCCGGGTTCGGGTTCACCAACCGTTTCAAGGACACAATCCATGGTGACCCCGAGAGGGTCAGCATTCTCAGTGTCAACACGTTAACGCCAGGAAGGTAACACTCATTTAGGAAAAGGAGGTTTCACAATGACGGACAGAACCAAGCTTCTCGCGGCAATCAAGGCTGTCAACGACAGCGGACTCGCAACCAAGAAGGCCCGAACGGTGGGCAAGGTGGAATTGCTGGTCGAAGACTTCCTCTCCACCGTCGAAACGGTCCCCCAGGACAAGGAGAACCAGCTCCCGGCCGAGGTCGTCGATCTGTTCAACACGCTCATCGACAAGCTGGCCGAGCAGAGCGTCCAGCCGGCATCGGAGGCACCGACACCCGCACCGGTTCAGGAACCCGTCGTCACGGCAGCGTCCGAAGCCGCAGCACCTGCAGCTCCCACCAAGGCGAGAAAAGCTGCGAAGCCCAAACGCGCGACGGAGGCACAGGCAGAAGCACCGGCAGCACCTGTCACGGAGATGCCCGCTCCGGCCCCCGCAGCGCAGGCGGAACCCGCAGTAGCCGACACGGCCGACATCGACACCGGGGTGGGCCTCCACAAGCTCATCGACAAGCTGACCGCCCGAGGCGACAATCGCACGACATACGTGGTGGACAAGATGCTCGTCGCGGGTGCCTCCAAGGAGGAGATGGCAGACGTCGCGAAGCGCACCGCCATTGCCCTCGGCCAGGTCCAGTACCAGCGCGGTGTGGGTGACATCACGGTCCACATCAATTCCAGGACCAAGAGCGGCTGGGTCATCGGTGAGACTCCCGATGGCAAGTTCAAGATCATCGGGGTTCGGAAGGGAGCCGAGGTTTCGGAATGAACGAAGAGCGAACCAGACAACTGATTCACTCTATGCTGACTGAGGGGTTGGGGTTGGATCTTTCCGACCCCAACCTCACTGATACCCCCCGGCGCATCGCGAAGATGTACTGCCGGGAGATCTTTCAGAACGTCGGCAAAGAGTTTGACCCAACGGAGTTGCGCGTCTTTCCCAATGAGCGCAATTATGACCAAATCATCATGTCGGACGCCATCTTTTTCGCGTCCACTTGCTCCCATCATTTCTTGCCATTCACGGGACGCGCGTGGATTCTCTACATCCCGAGCATGAACATGGTGGGGCTTTCAAAACTCACCCGCCTGGTGGAGTTCTACTCACGACGACCCCAGTTGCAAGAAGCGCTCTGTCACGACATCATCAACACGTTCGACAGGTACCTGGTTCCGAAGGGTGCCATGGTCGTTCTCCGTGCGGAGCACGGCTGTATGAAATGCCGTGGGGTCTGTCAGCACAACGGGGCAGGGATGATTACTTCGGCCATTTCGGGGTGCTTCACGGAGGACTCAATCAAACGCGAAGGCCTTGACCTGATAAAGATTTCTCTCTTAGACCGTGGGTAAGTCAATGCCAGAAAAGAAGATCTACGCCGTCGATTTGGACGGCACCCTTTGCACTGAGGGAAAGGAGTGGTGGCGATACGCTTGCGCCAAACCACTCCCTGGGAGTGTCAAAAAGATCAACCGTCTCAAGCGCTTAGGCCACACGGTGATTTTCTACACCGCACGTTTCGAGGAGGATCGTAACGTGACAGAGGCCTGGCTTCAAAAGTATCGGGTGCAGTACGACGCGATTGTCTTCGGCAAACTCCGTGCTGATTTCTATGTAGACAACAACTCACTTCGGATGGAGGACTTGTAATGGACAGCAGCAAGGTAAATCTGTGGAAAAGTGTTCCTGGGTGGCTTACTGATGCCGAAGCGCACATCCTGCAGGTGCTCGCCTACAACAAGGTGTGCTTGGAAATAGGTTCATACCTGGGCAAGTCCACCGTCTGCATGGCCGCTGTGGCAAAGAAAGTGGTTGCTATCGAACCACACAACAGCGGGACGGATGGTCAAAAAGTTCTGGGTGGCTTCACCACGCTGTTTCAATACGCCAACCACGTAGAACCCTTCTCGAACATCACCTCCATCATTGGCATCTCAGATGATGTTCTCCCCCTTCTCGCGAAGAGGTCCTTCGATTTCATCTTCATCGATGGTCTTCACACGTACGAGCAGGTGACGAAGGATTACCTCAATTCCATCGAGCTTCTGGGAGGGCATGACGTTGCGATTGCCTTTCATGACTATGAAACGCCGTATTACGACGGCATCAAGAAATTCGTGAAGGAGCTTCCACATTTCGACACCGGTGTGGTTGTGGATAGTCTGATCTATTTCCACTACCAGGGGGTCGATCCATGCAAACGCTGAAAAGCCTCCAGGTTTTAATCATCGACGTGTGCAACTATGCCTGTGCCATGTGCAACATCTGGCAAAACAAGCGGGCAAACATGCTGGAAGTTCGTGACCTTTCCCGGTTGCCTCATGGGCTTGAGTTCCTCTCCATCAACGGGGGGGAAACCACGCTGCACCCGAGGCTCCCGGGCATTGTTTCGTATGTGCATGACATCTTACAGCCAAAGATGTTACTGCTTTGCTCCAACGGTTCGAATCCCAGGCGCTTAGCACAAGCTATTGAACTGTTCGAGGACGTAGCGGTTTCGTTGAGCTTCGATGGCTTGCAGAGTCATGATAAGATCCGTGGAAAACGGGGTGCTCTTAACACGCTTATGCAGAGCATGAACACGTTGCATGACCATCCAGGCAGGAAGATCCTCAGTTTTACTTGCCTGGACACAAACAAGAGAGAAATACGGGAGGCTTTCGAGTTCGCGACAACATTCGGGTGGGAGTTTGACTTCCGCCTGGTCGACCAGAACGAACTGTACGGAAAGAGCCCGTTGGAAATAGACGACCATCTTCTTGAGGACCTCCGATGGCTGCAAGAGAACGAACCTGACGGCGCGAAGAAACTCTTCTATCAGGGGTACTTTGAAAAACCCGTTTTTGACTGCCAGGCAGGAAAGCGGTTCGCGTATCTCCTTCCAGACAAACAGTTCTATGCGTGTCTATCACGCAAAGAGCCCATCGGTAACCTCGAAACGGGGATTACGAAACCCACAGAGTGCAGCTGCGGTTGCTGGGTCGATTGCTACTTTTACGACAACTTTCACGACAAGCTCGGGGACGTCAACTGTATCGATACCAAACACAAGAAAGGAGAGTTAGATGCGCCCTTTAATCCAAACTTCCGATAACATGGTCCTTCTGTACAGCGGCGGGCTGGATTCGTACATTGCCTGGGAATGGCTGAAACGGCCCAAGACAATCTATGGCGCCCTCTCCCATCGGTATCAAGACTTTGAACTTCGTGCGGTGCGCGAAACCATCCCGAGCACGGTTATCGACGACTCCTTGTTCCTCAAATACTGGGAGGAGGATGATGCAAACATTCCCATGCGAAACGCCCTCCTGCTCATGTCCGCAGCGCAGCGGTTCAAGGAGTTGAACCCGTTGGACCTTGTTCTCGTTGTTCAGCGTGGTGAAATGACCATCCCGGACAGGACGGAGACGTTTTTCAACACCATGGGCACCCTTCTTTCCACACTCAACAAACGGATGATCTGGGTAACGTCCCCGTTCTTTCATCTGACCAAGACGCAGATGGTGGAATGGTACGTGAAAACCGGGTTTTCCATTCCGGCACTTCTCAGCACCAGGAGCTGCTTCAACGGGTCAGAATACAAACCTTGCGGGGCCTGCAGTGCGTGCTTCCGAAGGTGGGTAGCGTTCACGAACAATGGCATCACCGAAGAGTACGTCAACGATATTCGGCGGTGGTCGGGAATCCCCCCGTACATCAAAAAGATGCTTGCGGGTGAGTATGATGAACTCCGTACGAAGGAGACCATATCTGCCTTGGCGTACCACAAAATAATCTGAGAAAAAATTCCTACAAAATCCCAAAGGTGTGTATATTGAAAATGTGAATGGGAGGTCTTTCAATGTTCATCAAGGCCGAAGTTCTTCTAACCCGAAAGTGCTCTATCGGGTGTTCCTACTGCAAAATGCGAAGAGATGATAACTTTCAGATGCCCATCGAGGAGTGGGACAAGGTCCTTCGCACACTCAGGGATTGGGATGTCAAATTTTTGGCAATCTACGGTGCCGAGCCCACAGAGTACCCCGACTTCATCCCCTTTATGCGCCTGGTGAAAAAGTATGGTTGGGGCAAAGCCAACTCAGTCATTACCGCAGGGCACCATCCTCAGATTCTCGAGCGCGCCTTCAATGAAGGCCTCATCGATTCGTTGACCGTTTCGTGGGACTTCAACCGAACAGGGAAAGACAACCTCGCTGAGCGTATCTGTGAGCGGTTCTTCGACCGCGTTTCCGACCTGGAACTTTCCGCAACGATTTTTCCTGACACAGACACGCTTGATATTGACGTTCTGGCGATGAAGGCATTCTTGTACGATGCCTGGATTTCGTTTGACCTCGAGCACCGTGACCCGTTCAATCATGAATGGTCGAAGGTTCCGCATGGAGAAAAACGTGTGGCGGAAAACGACGCTGTGGTTCAACACCTGATTCGTTTGTCTCTTGACCACAAAGTCAAGGTGCATCAGACAGTCAAATCCATGGCGAACTGTCTCACGGATTTCCCCCTGTGGAGGTGCTCATACCCATATTTCCTCACGGTGAATTGTGATGGGGTACCGATGGTCTGTGACGACTACGGTTACCTCGGGAAGAAGCTGTATGAGTTCACTGAGGAAGAATTCCGGGTATGTTGGAGCAAGGTTGCACCCCAATGTCCTGGGTGCAAATGGACAACCCACTACATGTCCGAGGAGATGTTCAACGGCAAAGGGGTTGAGCATTTCGTCCATGGGAGGAAGTGATGGGCCGAGGTTTCAAATTCAACACGAAGCTGGGGCGACTTTGCACGAGCATCGTAACGGGAATGGGTGTTCTCGCTCTGCGCTTTGCAAGGGCCTGTTTCCGATGGTCACTCGGTCGTTGTTCCTGGTGTGGTGGTAACCCTGGGATGTCGTCAACCATCAGTCAACGTGGCCTCCGTTGTGAAACATTAGAACGGAGCTGCAGTCGTCTCCCGTATTAAAGAAAGGAAAAGATTATGTGCGGGATTTTTGGGGCCGTTGCCCTGCCAGGTCATTACGGTGCGGCTGACAAGCACCTCACGCATCTTCTTGAAACGTCAAAACTACGTGGGCGTGACGGCTCCGGGTACGAGATGTTCGAATGGGGATTCATTGGAGCGTCCAGGGCCAGACCGCTTCCCGAAGGTACCACGTTCACGTACCCCCACAAATTCAAAGACATGAGCATCGTGTTCAACGGTACGCTCAGTAACGCCGACGAGATCGCCTGTGAAGAGGAAATCTCAATGACCGTTGACACCCAAGTCATCGGTCCCATGGTGACGAAATATGGCTCTATAGGCGCTGCAGAGAGGTTTGTAGGGGGTTTTGCCATCATTATCGGACAGGAGGAAAAGGGCCTCACGATCATTCGGAACTTCAAGACGCTCTACTACGTCCGCCTTGAGGATTGCATCCTGATCGCATCCGAGAAAGAGTTCTTGGAACCCCTTGGTGGCGGTCTCATGAGTGGGCAAGAGCCAATGTCCTTTCCCAGGAACCATGTGGTAAAGATCGGCCCTGACGGGAACATCCGCTCACGCCCGTTCAAACCGTCTATCTGGGGTGGGTGTGAGCTGGACGAGAATAAAGCAATCATCGTGGCCTCCGGCGGGATTGACAGTGCAACCGCCGCAGCCGTGGCGAAGAACATGCACGGTAAAGACGTGATGATGCTCAACTTTGATTACGGTCAGCGCTCTGCCGTCCGGGAGTGGCAAGCAGTGAAAGACGTAGCAAAGGCCCTGGGGGTAGCGGCGGAGCACATCAAGGTTGACTTCACGAAGGTCTACTCCGGTTCACCTCTCACCGACCGGTCGATGGAACTACCTCTCGGAAAGAAATCAGTGGAAAGCACACTCTGCTGGGTCCCCGCACGAAACTTCTCCATGTTGTCCATTGCCGCTTCGATGGCGGAGGCTCGTGGTTACAAATGGCTATACTTTGGAAACAACATGGAAGAGGAAGCAACGGGGTACTCTGACAACGACCTTGAGTTCGTGGTGCGTATGAACGCTGTGCTGGAGTACGGAACGCTCCGAAGCGTGAAGATCAAACGGGCACTCGCGCGCCTGATGAAGATTGAAATCATCGCGCTGGGCACAATGCTCGGTGTCCCGTTCGACAAGACGTGGTCTTGTGACGAGGGGTTTGAACAGCCCTGTGGTATCTGTGGCTGTTGCACAACGCGCAGGCACGCTTTCGTGGAGGCGGGTATTCCCGACGAACAGGAGTACCTGCACCCGTTGAAAGATGAATACTTCTCTGGCAACCCTGTAAAACCAACATTCAGTTTGGCAACACTTTCCTCCCTTGTAGGAGATTGACATGCTGGATATAGATTTCTTTTTGGACTCCGGTGCTTACTCCGCCATGACATGTGGGGTGACCATCAACATTGATGAGTACATTGCGTTCATTCGTGAAAACGAAGAGAAGCTCACCATGTATGCCAACCTTGACGTGATTGGTAATGAGGAAGCCAGCTTCCGAAATTGGCAGTACATGCGTGAGCAGGGACTGAAACCCGTCCCCGTTTTTCACATTGGATCGGACCCAAAGTTCCTCAAGCATTACATGTCCAAGGTGGATTACATAGCGGTGGGTGGCGTCGCCGATATGACCCCGGAGCAGATGCTCGACAACCTGGATCGCCTGTGGTCGTTGTACCTCACAGATTCCCATGGCGTTCCCAATATCAAGATCCATGGGTTTGGTATCACGTCCATGCGCTTGTTGAACCGCTATCCGTGGTACTCAGTTGACAGCACAACGTGGCTTCGCCAAGCCATGTATGGTTCGATCATGGCCCCACGATGGCGTGGTGGCAAGTACATCTACACAGAGGCACCACTCATCGTTTACATTTCCAACGAGTCCCCCCGTAGGGGTGTCCCTGGTAAGCACCTGACAACGTACAATCCCACCGACCTTGAACAGATCATGCAGTACATCAACGAGAATCAGATTCCCATCGGGCTGTCTGATTTCAAAATCGTTGACAAAAGTTACAAACTCCAAGACGGGGAGCAATGGGCACTCTCCGACAACGTCTTGGACATCCATTCCAAGAAGGAACTAAACACCGAGGGCACGTCCAAGCGGATTGTTGAAATCGTTGTGGAACGGGGTGTTTGCAACAGTCATGCTGAAAGGGCACGCTGGAATGCCCTGTTCTTTTTAGGGGCAGAGGCAAACGCACCCCCATGGCCCTGGCCTTTCAAGTACAAACGACCGGTTTTCGGACTGAGGGACCGTGCATGAAAACCTGTGCTAATTGTGACCATTACGGGCCGCTTGCTAATTGGTGTTACTTATATCAAAAGGAACCTGTCGATCCAAAAAAGGAGACACAGTGTCCAAGTCATAATCCACGACCGGAGAAAGGGAAATGAAACTTTACTTTGCTGGTGGTTCCAAATCAGGGTACCTCCCAGCCCTTATCACCACAGGGGCAAAACATTGGTTGTCTTCCTTTCACGGGATAGACAAAAGTGTCCTGGAGGGAAGCGAGGAGTACAGGCTGAAAAATTCAAACGACGGTCCGAAGGAGAGACAGAATGCCAGTACAGCTCAATCGTCAGGGCTTAATCGACGTCGTCAACGTCGTTAAAAACGGAATCTCAAAAACGCCCATCTCTGAACAACTGACGCACGTCTTTTTCTTGAACAACCATGTGGGGTGTTTCAGTGGTGAGCGGTTTATCGTACGTGAGTTTCCCACCGGACTCACCTTTTCAGTTCCCGTTGCGGCAATCCTCCCCGTGCTTGAGCGCATGGACGGCGAGGTGGTGCATGTTTCGTTCGATGGAAACACGGTGAAGCTCACCTCCAGGAGGAGTCGCTCAGGACTGACAATCAACTTGGATGTGTCCGTGATGGATCCTGTCCTTCAACAGGTTAACTCATCCGGAGTCTTTCAGATGCTCCCACCGATCTTTTTCCAAGGGTTGGAGTTCTGCAAATTTTCCGCGTCGGAGGACATCACTCAGGGAATCTTGAGTTGTGTCTGCACACGCGAGGGCGTGATGTACTCCTCGGATGACTTGCGAATCACCCGTTATAATCTCATTTCGGGCAACGATTCCGTTGACTTTCAACTGAACATTCAAGTGTTCGATGCTGAAATACTGTTGAAGAACAAACCCCTGGGCGTACGAAGTAACGGAAACTGGACAATCTTTTCAACTGATCCACAGAACGGACCGTTAACGATTATAGGAATCACGCCATTCGATGGTGAGTTCCCCAATGTAGATGACTTCTTCACAATGGAGGGGGCGGAGATCAGTTTCCCTGAAAGTCTCCCCACGGTTGTTGCTGAGGTGTCCCATTTCTGCGACGGGATGTTCACGGTGGACAAAAAACTAAAGCTGCAAATCACCAACGAAAAGGTGATCTGCAGGGCTGAGAACCAGCGAACATGGTTTGAGAAGGAGATTGCCCACGCGCAACCTCTGGACAGGGAAATCAATATCGTCATCAATCCCCTGTTCTTCGAACAAATCCTGCAGAAAACCAAATCGGCCGTAGTTGGTGAAGACCGTGTCTTCTTTACGTCAGACGACTTCGAACATGTTCTTGCTCTTCCTGGTGTGTGATGCGCGGATTTTTTACCAACAAGGATTATAGCGTCAAGTACGCTAAGCCCCGAAAATCGGACGACAACCCGACTGTCCCGCGGAATGGGGCTCCTCGTGAACGACGTGCGTTTTCCGATAGCACAGATCCGTGCGATATCTGCGGACTTCATCGAACGTGCATCTCCCCTCGAATGCCGTACACAGGCCAGGGACAACTCGGCATCTTCGCTATGGCCGAGGCTCCAGGTGCAAACGAGGATGAGGGGGTGCAACTGATTGGTGAATCAGGATCCCTACTTCGACAAGTCCTTTGGGATGTTGGTCAGTTTGACCTTGATCGTGACTTCTGGAAAACAAACGCGCTGGCGTGCCGACCGCCTGACAACAGGACACCTTCAAATCGTGAACTTCAATGCTGCGCTCCCAGATGGCGCCAGGCTATAGCGGAGACACAGCCAAGTATGATCTGGTTGTTCGGTGCAGTCGCCGTCGAATCCTTCTTTGCTGATCACGATATAGAAAAAGTTTCTATCACCGCCGCACGAAAATGGTGCATCCCAGACAAACGTACAGGTGCTTGGGTCGTCTGCATGTACCACCCAGCGTTTGTTCTTAGGAAGCATGACAGGGTTCTAGATTCCATTTTCAAGAATGACATCCATTGGGCGCTGTCCTGTTTACACAGGAACCCGCCTGAGTTCCCTGACGTTGATTCGATGGTGCATTGTTTGACGAACTTTGAGGAGGTTCGTCAGCTCCTACTTCGTGTTCTCAACGAATGGGATTTGTTAGTCTTCGACTATGAAACGTCTTCGAGGAAGCCGTACCATCCTGGGAACATGATTCACAGTATAGGGATATGCTCTCAGGACAATGAAGCTTTCGCCTTCCCATTTCAGTACCCCGGGCACTGGGAGCCTCGTCAGTATTCTATCATCAGGAACCTCTGGGTGCGCATCCTGATGAAAGCATCCTTGAAAAAAGTCGCGCATAATCTCAAGTTTGAGCACAAATGGAGTCGGCACATTCTTCGTGTGGAACCGGTTAATTGGTATCGTTGCACAATGAACGTGGCACATCTCCTTGACTCGCGCAACGGTATAACGAGTTTGAAAACGCAGGCATTCCTTCGCTATGGTGTTGAAGACTACCAACGAGAGGTTCGTCCTTTCATGAGGATAGATCCCACCACGAAACTTAATAAACTACACGAGTGCCAGCTTCCCAAACTTCTCAAGTACAATGGACTGGATGCCCTGTACGAAAAATGGTTGCACAGGGACCAGGAAAAAGAATGGCGCAGGATTTCGGATCTTCATCATGTGTACGATGAAATCGTGCATGATGGATTGCTCGCTCTGGAGGACTGTGAAGATGCAGGCTTTCCTGCAGATGAAACGTACTTCAACCAACAGAAAATTGAACTGACCACGCAGATCGATAACCTGGAAGAGGCGCTGGTAACAAGCCGCGAGGCAGTGGCCTTTGAGGAACGGACAGAACACAAGATAAACTTGAGATCCACGAAAGATCTCAGGACTCTTTTCTATGACATCCTGCAGTATCAGCCCATTAAACAAACGGATTCGGGGAACAACTCAGTTGATGAGGATACACTTTCCCGTTTGCAAAATGAGTTCGCACAAAACCTGGTAAAGATGCGGAAGCTTTCAAAGCTCCGTGACACATATCTTTCTCAGTTCTTGCATGAAATCACCAATGGACACATCCACCCCTCGTACAATCTGCACATAGCCGCCACAGGCAGATCATCCAGTTCAGATCCCAATTTTCAAAACATTCCCAAGCGCGATGAGGAAGCGAAACGAATCATCCGAATGGGGATTATACCATCTCCGGGCCATGAGTTAGTTGAGGCTGACTACAAAGCAATCGAAGTCCGTGTCATGACGTGGTACACACATGATCCAATCATGCTCAACTACGTCATAACAGGAAACGACATGCATCGTGACCAGGCGAAGGAGATCTTCATCGTTGACGATCTTAGCCTTCTCACGGGTAGATTGCGCCACATTGGTAAGAACGGTTTCGTGTTCCCCCAGTTCTACGGTGACTGGTACAAAGCCTGCGCCGCTTCGTGTTGGGAAATGATGGACGGAGAACGCCTGTCTAATGGTGTTCTTGTCCGTGAGCACTTGAAGAATCAAGGCATTCGTACCTATCAAGACTTTGAAAATCACATGGCTACAGTGGAACGCAAGTTTTGGGAGTTGTTCCACTACACCAAGGAATGGCGTGATTGGGTCGTTGATGAATACGAACGTCTGGGGTACGTCAGTAATTACTTCGGATTCCGTAGGACAGGTTACCTTGCAAAGAATCAGATTATCAACTCCCCAGTACAGGGAACTGCTTCACAGTGTCTGCAATGGTCCCTGAACAAATTGAGCAAGATCAGGAAAGAAGAGGGTTGGGTAACAAAACTTTGTGGGCAGATCCATGACAGTATTATCCTCGATGTAAAGTACGACGAACGTGAATACGTCCTGGGCAGGATTCGGCAGGTAATGTGCGACGATTTGAAACAGCAATACTCATGGATTATCACTCCGGTGGAAGTTGACTTTAGTCCAGGTGGACTAGACCGACCCTGGTACTATTGTGGGAGCTGACCAATGACCAAGTGTAAATACGCTGTTCTTTGGGTTGACCCGATAGACGGTGCGGAGGAGAAGTTCAAAACCCCACGCTGCATGAAAAAGCAGAAGTGGATCACTCCACAACTCTGCATAAACTGTGACTCCTACTTAGTTTCGCTAAAGGAGAACGACGATGGCCAAGAATCTTTACCTTGATCTTGAAACGACAGGACCCAACAAGGAAAAGCACGCCATCATCCAAGCGGCCGGCATTATCGAAATCGACGGTCGTGTAGAGCTGGAGTTTCAATTCCTCGTTCGTCCCCATGCAGGGTACACTTGGGACAGAATGGCGGCATTGAAAACGGGAGCCGATCAATCTGTGGTGGAAACGTACCCGCCCGCCGAGGTGTTCTACAACGAGTTCTTGCAGATCATGGGGAATTACGTTGACAAGTTCAATGGAAAGGATAAGTTCAACCTGATCGGGTACTGGTGTCAATTCGATTACGATTTCCTCTGGAAGTTGTGGGAAAGGATGGGAGACCCGTATTTGGGATCCTGGTTCTTCGTTCCACTGATTGACGTTGCCACCCTCGTTGCGTACAACGTGATGGATCGGAGGAATCAGTTTAAAAACTTCAAACTTGTCACGGTTTGCCAAGCGTTGGGAATTGAGTTTGATCCTGATGCGGCACACGATGCTTTGTATGACATCAGAAAAACCCGCGAACTATTCCAACTAGTTCGCTCATGGAGGTAGTAGAATGACCGACCTACCTTTGCACACGAAATACCGACCGAAAACCTTTGACGAAGTGATGGGGAACGACGCCACCGTTGAATCCCTGCGTTCTACCCTTCAACGCGAAACGGGACGACCACACGCTTTCCTCTTACAGGGGCCCTCGGGTTGCGGCAAAACCACCCTGGCCCGGATAATCGCAAAGGAGCTTGGCTGTGGTGACATGGAGTTTAAGGAACTCAACGCTGCAAATGTCCGTGGGATTGACACCATCAGGACGATCATCGACGGTTGCCAGTACAGGCCACTGACCGGAAAATGCCGAGTATACGTCCTCGATGAGGCGGCAAAACTGACGTCAGATGCACAGAATGCCCTCCTCAAGATTCTTGAAGATCCGCCGTCGTATGTGTACTTTATTCTTTGCACAACCGACCCTGAAAAATTGATCCGCACCATACGGACACGATGCACGACATTCCAAGTGGCAACTCTGCAGCGTGCAAAGATGTACTCCCTTTTGGAAAAGGTGTGTCGTGAGGAGAACATTCAAGTTCCCGCAGACGTCATGAAGCAGATCGTGTGGGTGGCCTCTGGCTCACCGAGGAAAGCCCTTGTCCTGTTAGATCAGATTCGTGGAATTGAAGAGCCGGGCCTGATGGCTGCAGCCATTACGGAATCCTACGCTGACGAATCCGCCATCATTGACATCTGCCGAATTTTAGTACAGCCCGCCAGCAGCACACGATGGCAAGACCTAGCACCTCTACTCAAGGACTTCCGTGGTGACCCAGAGCAGGCTCGTTATGCCATCATGTCGTACCTCGAAAAGGTGCTTCTCAGTACCGGTGAGAAACGCATCGGGCAAGTGATGGGCTGCTTCATGGATTCATTCATGTATACTGGCAGACCTGGTTTAGTTTATTGTTGTTTTTTATCATGTTCTTATTAAAAAAAATCAAGAAAAAATCCCAAAGTTATGTATAATGAAGTGAGGGGAAGGGGACTATGAATTTCCGCGAGATGCTGGCGATCGACCAGCACCATCTCGATTATGAACTGCTAAGACAACCCACCCTGGTACAAATAGTATCGGAGGAGCTGGTACGTGCAGAAACCAAGCGCGCCAGGGCAAAGGAGAACGTTGAGCTTGTCAAAGCAGAACTCTACACCGAAGTACGAAACAACCCCGCACGATACAACATCAACGAACGAGCGACAGAAGGGGCAATCCAGGCCGCCATTATCCAGCATGCTCGATACCGGGAAGCCATGGAAGCCTACCTCGTGGCAAAAGAAGATCATGGCGTCCTTTCAACAGGACTCGAAGCGCTCCAACACAAAAAATCTGCGCTTGAGAATGGTGTTCGCCTACTGTTATCGGGGTTCTGGGCTCCGCCAAGCGTACCACGAAATGTTGTCGAAAATCTCGGAGATAATTCGAACAGGGCAACACAAGAAGTGATCGACGGGTTGAATAGAGACGTAGTTCTCAGAAGGAGGTTCGGTCGTTGATTCCTAATCTTCCATCTTTCACTGAAATGTTCCAGTTTGTTGTTCTCGCAGGTATTGCCCTCGTAGGTACCTTCGTGGTGGTTCGCGTTCTTTCGGCAGCAATCTTTTTGAGTTGGGCCGAAAAGAAAAAAGAAATCCTCACCCATGAGTACTTGCAAAAGGCATGGTATGAGAAAAACACCAACCCCAACAACGGCAAGGAGGTCAGTAAGGTATGAGCATTTGGGAAGAGAAACGTCGACAGGCCGCCGAGCAGCTAGCGGCCCGGACTCAAGAGAGTCATGAAACGAGGGAACGTTCAGGGAAGTTCAGGGACTTCCTCAGAGCGGACATTCAGATCAAGCGGTTCAACTGCGGGGAGGGTGACCACCTGCTCGATGTTCTTTGCTACATCGCCGGTGAGAACAATCCGAACCCGAAAGTCCGTCCTGGTGACCTCACGTACGTCCTCGACATCTGGGTTCACGACGGCATCGGCGCCAACGAAGACCAGTTCGTGTGCCTCTCGCGCAACTACAACCTGCGCTGCCCCATCTGCGAGCGGCAGAAACAGCTCAAAAACGAGGGGTACGAATGGGACGATCCGCAGGTCAAGGCACTGGAGCCTCGTCGGCGAACGCTGTACAACGTGCTCTGTTACGACAACGAGCGTGAGGAAGCAAAAGGCGTTCAGGTGTGGGTTGTTTCCCACTGGAACTTCGAGCGTCACGTTTCCGAACTGGCGAAGGCAACGCCGCGTGGCGGTGGTTGCATCATGTTCTCCCACCCCGATCAAGGCAAATCGGTTGCCTTCCGTCGTGAAGGGAAGAAGATGACCGACACCAAGTACGTCGGGCATCGGTTCGTTGATCGCAACTACGTCATTCCCAACGAGATCCTGGAGCAGACGCACTGCCTGGAAGATCTCATCAACATCCCCGACTACAAGACGGTGTACGAGGCGTTCTACGGGCGAACGTACGTTGAGGGTGAGGCCGCTCCCCCCGTCACCAGCCGTGTAGACATGCCTGCACCCGCTGCAACAACCCCGGCCGGGAGGTTACTTCGAACAGGAAGAGGTGGCGCCGCTCCCCAGGCTCAAACGCCGCCGGCCGGCCCCGCCGCTCCTCCCCCCACTGCAGGCCCCCGTAACGCGGGTGTGTCTGCTTCGCCGGCTCCTGGAACAGCACCCGGAAGTTCTGCAGCAGGCACTGGAACGCCTGCTCCAGGACCCGTCAATCCTGCCCCGCCTGCAGCCGCAGCCACCGGTAGTGGCAACGACGTACCAGTATCCGTGGAGCACAGTGGTAGATGTCCCGTGGCAGTCGGCGTATTCGGAAGGGACATCGACAGACTCGATGCTTGTGCTGAATGTGCAATCTGGGACGACTGTCGGGTAGAGGCAGATCGTCTCGCGGAAGAATCCCGAAGGAATCGTCAGAACGCTCGGCTGAATCGTCCCGCTCGATAGTTCAGTCTTTTAGGAAGGGGTAGGGAAAATGCTGCGACGGCGGAGTAGTACTGACATCTCGAGTCTCGTTCAAAATGTAAAAAGTGCCATCCGTGCGGGGGACACAGACACAACACGAGACAATAAGGTCCTGATTCCAACAGGATCGACACTTCTCAATCTCGCACTTTCGGACTCCAAAGAGGGGGGGTTTTCCCCAGCGACTGTTGTCAACCTGGTTGGCGATAGCTCTGCGGGGAAGACCTTCCTTCTCTGGACGTTATTCGCGGAAGCTGTGAGGCACCCAATCCTCAAAAATTACCGTCTGATCTACGACGAACCCGAAACGGCCTTCTTTATGAAGGCCGAAAAATTGTTCGGAATCCGTCCTGGTCGGGTGGAAATGGATGAGGCCAACCGATCTGAAACCATCCAACACTGGTACAGGAGAATCGTTAAGACAATCGAGGACAACCGACCTTTTATCTACGGATTGGATTCGTTCGATTCTCTTTCCTCCGAAGAAGAAGTCGACTTGGAAGCGAAGCTCTTGAAATCCGGTGAAGATGGTGGTAGCTACCAAATGCAGAAGCCGAAATTGGCTGGGCGCATTCTTCGTCGTGTGACTAGTCGAATTGAGAAAACAAACTCGCTGGTCATTGTTGTTTCCCAAACACGGGACAATATCGGGGTAACATTCGGGGAGAAAAAGACACGAAGTGGTGGGAACGCCCTGCGCTTTTACGCTACCCATGAAGTCTGGCTCTCTGTTGTGAATCATGAAAAGCGAAAGGATCGGGAAGTTGGGGTCAACGTTCGCGCGAAGGTGAAGAAGAACAAACTGACGGGCAAGCTCCGGATCGTTGAATTTCCCATTTACTTCGACTACGGGGTGGATGACATTGGTTCCTGCATCGACTTCCTGTTGGCAGAGGGGGTCTGGACCCGCTCTGGGAACAAGATCAACACCAACGGAGTGTTTATTGATACACGAAGGGACTTGTTGATTTCTCACATCGAAGAGAGTTTCTCTGAGAACAAACTACAGGCACTCGTAGAGGACACATGGAGATCCATCGAAGCCTCCATTCAATCTGGAAGGAAACCCAAGTATGCCCCGGTTGAAAACGACGGAGATCAAGAATCTTGGCCAGAATGAAGCAACTCTGGTAGTCGACTGCAACAATCTTTGCCATATTGCGAAGCATGCCCTGAGAGGCCTTTCGTTCAACGACTTGTCCACGGGCATTCTTTTTGGTTTTTTTCGCCAGATTTTGTCGTTGGGGATGCGTTTTCACACTGACAAGTTCGTGTTTTGCTGGGATTCGAGAAAGAGTAAGCGTCGCGATATGTGTCAAACGTACAAAGTTCGCCCCAAAATGGAACGCACCCCAGAAGAAGAATGGGAGAACAAAGTTCTGTTCGAGCAGTTCGTCGAACTTCGTCAAGAGTGTATTCCCGCAGTGGGCTTTGTAAATAACTTCATCAAGACTGGGTACGAAGCAGACGACCTTTTAGCGTCCGTTGTCCTCAATAATGGTGGGAAGTACATCATTGTTTCTACAGATAATGACCTATTCCAGCTTTTAGATCACTGCTGTATTTTCAATCCGATCACTAAAAGGATAGCAGACGCGGAATGGTTTTCCCAAACATACAACATTGACCCATCGAAATGGTCGGAGGTAAAAGCATTAGCAGGGTGCTCGAGTGACACCGTTCAGGGTGTTCCGGGAGTGGGTGAGAAAACAGCGATCAAGTACCTAAAGGGCGAGGTGAAGCGCGGAGGGAAACTGGATGAGAAACTCATTTCAGGCGCGTATCAAGAGCAGATAGACTTGAATCGGATGTTAGTAACACTCCCATTCCCTGGAACCCCTGAACTGAAAGTGAACGGAAATGGAAACGGGTTTAACTTCGACGCGTTTGAACGAATCTGCTACACGTACGGTTTCAACTACTTCTCGAAGAATATGGCTGACTGGAGGAAAGTCTTTGGCTCCGAAAATGGAAGTAGATGAAATAACCTGCGAATCTTGGGAGTGTCTGATAGAAAAGTACAAATTATCAGACACCGACGAGAAGAAAGTGCAGTTGCGAAATGAACTATTCGCCGAGATGCAAGGCTGGATGGAGCGCTGGGTGACTTCCATTCTGATCCGAATGGGGCGTTACGAATCCAAAGAAAACATCTGTTCATTAAGTTGGATCTGTTTTTGTTACTGTCTAGATAAATATAAGAAGCGCCGAAAGAAAATATCTGTTCCGGGACACTTCCACACTTATTCACGTTTTTACATAAGGAACGAGTACAATTCAACCGCACAACAAGATGATAATGTGCTCTCATTATCAGACGCGGCTGTGTGGCGAGAAGTCTGCTCACTTTCGGCCACCACCGGCCCAGATATCTGTGCACGAAACGTGTTGGGACTACTCAAAAATTTTCGTGATGGGCTTCCAGATGGTTACAAAGTGGTTTTCGATGATGCTCTACTCTCAACTAACATCGGGGTGAAGGGTCGTGTCCGTCGTATTGAGGAAAGTGGTCTTTCATATTACAGTTACCACGAAGCAAAAAGAATCTTCGGTTATTTCATCCATTTTATAAATTCTAATTTTAGGTAGACAATGATCGAAAAGCTCCGATTGAAAAACTTTAGGAGTCATCAAGATACCACACTTGAGTTTCACTATGGTGTCAATGTCATTCGTGGGCTTTCATTGAGCGGAAAAAGCAATATAATCCGCGCTTTACTGCTGTTAGCCACGAATCGTCCTTTGGGATTCAAATATCATTCGAACTTCACTTCTGATCCCAACACGGAAGTAGAAGTCAAGGTCGAAAACGGCCCCTCCATTTTGTTCAAAAAGAACAACGATGGTGCTTCTTACGTCGTCGAAGGATGCCCTGACCCTTTCCGTGGGTTCGGCGCCGCTGTTCCCGAGCCCGTGAAGGATGCATTGAATCTCACCGACGTCAACGTTCAAGTGCAAATGGATCAAACATTCCTGATCTGTTCCAGCCCGTCGGAGGTTGCCCGGGCAATCAATCAGATCACACGAATGGAAGATATCGATAACTGGACAGGATACCTTACGGCGAAGATTAACGATGCCAACCGACACAAGAGAGATTACGAAAAACGTGCGGATGATGCACGAACAGAACTTCGTAAGTACGAAAAGCTTGGCGTCGTTGAAACGCTTGTTTCGGAAATGGAGCAAGTTGAAAGCTCTATCGCTGACTGTGCCCTAAAATTCCGAGACATCGCCCTTTTGTTGGGGGAGTACAAAGTGTTGACACAAAAAATTAAAGCCCAACAGCACGCTGTTCGTAAAGAACGCCTGGTCAACTACGCTTTGTCCGTACAAAGAGAAATTGCCACAACCGATGGTAAGATCAACCTGATAGATGACCTATCAGAATTGCAAGTGAAGATCTCCCGTTTGCAGTACCTGCTTGAAAAAGAAAGTCTTCTCAACCTTGCAAGCGAACAAATGCAAAGTTTCAACGACACGAAGGCGAACGGCAAAAGTTTATCCGATCTCCTCCGAACAGTTCGTGATTTCAACAGATCAAAAAAGGTTCATGAAGATAATCTAAAAAAGGTACGTGAGGAACTCGATACGTATCTTTCCACGGAACTCAAGGGCACCTGCCCCGTGTGCAGCAACGCCATTGAAGGTGACATTGATTTAGGAATCTTTCTATGAAATTGATGCTTTTTAGTGACATGCATCTTCGGATGACCATTCCTGCAGCCAGGGTAGACAATGCGGTCCTCGCGCAAGCGGACAAGTTTATCTACGCCATGAAGTTTTACAAGGAAAACGGCATTGACGCCATCCTGCAAGCGGGGGATATGTTCGACAGTCCGCGTAGTTGGCGTGCCCTGTCATTCTACAGCAAACTTCTCCAACACTTCCGGCCCAACTTTTACTGTGTTGCGGGGCAGCATGATACGTACATGTACTCTGAAAGTACACGTGACACCACCTCGATGGGGATTCTCGATGGAATCGGGTTGGTGAAAGTTCTCACACAGGAACCCGTCCAGCTTGGAAATGCCGTTGCCCTTTACGGGTGTTCGTACGGGCAACCCGTCCCAGTTCCATCCAAGGTGACTGGCGTGAAAAACATCCTCGTCATTCACGCGAAGATCGCCAGGAGTTTACCATTTGAACTTCCTGGAATCGTGTACGCATCCAAATTTTTAGAGGAACACCCCGGGTACGACATCGTTCTCTGTGGTGACATTCACGACAAATTCACTGTGAAGTATGAGAAGAGTGTGATTTGCAATACTGGCCCACTTCTCCGTGACGCAGCTACAAGGGACATGTTCGATCACCACCCTGGGTTTTTCATCTATGACACAAAGACGGGGAAAATGCGTTGGGAAACCATCCCACATGCAGAAGCAGATAGAGTTCTCACACGTGAGCACATTCAACAAGTTGAGCACCGCGAAGAGGTGCTGGATTCATTCATCGAGCAGTTGAATTTGTATCCCGAGCGCGCATCGGAAAATGACGACTTGTTCTCATACAAGGATAACCTGTTACTTTTCATCAAGGAAAATTACATTGAACCCGCAGTTGTAGATCTTATCTCTGAAACGATGGGGGACCAAGATGACAATCGATAACACTTCTGAAAAACTGAAACAGTACGCGCGAAAGATTCAAGATGCCAGGGCTTCCATCAATAACCTCACGGGCAGGCAGGAAGCCATCATGGCCCAACTGCAACGGGACTTCGGCATAACCTCAGTGGAGGATGCCGAACAGGTTCTCACCAAACTGAACGAACAGCGGGAAGAGTTGGAACAAAAACTCGCGAACTATATGAGTGAACTCGATGAGCACTTCCGCAACTTACCGGCTTAAGCTGGAGAACAAGAAGGCAAAGCGCGACCTCCTGCAAACCACCGTGCACGATATGGAGATGCAGGCCCAAGCCGCGCAGGAACGTATTGACAACCTCGCAAAGGCTCGTTGGGTTGTCACCGAGGTTGGGCGCCAAACACAGACGAAAGTCAAGTCGTACATTGAAGAATTGGTTACCATGGTGATCCAGTCTGTGTACGACGACCCCAACATGAAGTTCATTCTGGATTTTGAACTCAGTAGGAATCGTTCAGAAGCTTTCCTCTACATCAAGGAAGGGGATAGTGAGCCTTACGTCCCCAAGGATGAAATGGGTGGCGGCGTTATTGACATCGTAAGCCTTGCTCTCCGCGTCGTTCTGTGGAGTCTGCAAAAGCCACGAAGTCGGAACGTGTTTATTCTTGATGAACCCTTCAAATGGCTGGGAACAGGCGGGCGTCTGATTCGCGGTGGTGAAATTCTCCGGGAAATTTCTCACCGACTGGGCTTTCAACTTATTATCGTTACGCACGAACCTGAACTGATCGAAATAGCAGACAGGGCATGGGGTGTCACTCGTGAGGGCAAAATTTCCAAGGTTGAGCGGGTGAAGTGATGGCGAAGGGTGGCGCATTCGAACGAGAAGTGAGTGTGCTCTTATCCAAATGGTGGACAGGGGGTAGGAAGGAAGATGTCTTCTACCGTTCTACGTCTTCCGGTGCGAGGTTTACTGCGCGATTTAAACGAGGGAAACAAACTTCGGATCATCATGGAGACATCTGCTCTATCGACGTCTGTGGTAAGCCCTTCACAGATACTTTCAGCTCTGAACTCAAAACTGGCTACTCAGGAAGAAGAAAGGAAAAGACTGGAAAGGTTTCTATTATCAACTGGTGTGTTTTAGATATCCTTGACAGTCGACAAGCCCTGCCCGTTCTTCTGAAAATGTGGGAACAAAGTGCCCGTGATGCAGAACGTGCAGGAAAGATTCCACTTTTGATCTTCCGCAGGCCCATGCTCTCCCCAAACATCACTATGGAAGAGCGTGTATTCCTTTCCTTGGGAGCACATTTCGATAACGTTCCCCAAAAACGGATCATGGTGCACACTGAGGAATACTCCTTGGCAGTATTCTCTCTGAAGGATTTTTTCTCATGGGTTGACGGGGAAGTCCTTTGCTGCCTTCTTAATGAGAAAAATATAGTATTTTGAAGGCGTATGATGCCCAACAGAAGAATAAATGACATCATTAGTGATCTTTACATGATATGTTCAGATCAAGAACTGGCTGCGTTGATTAATAACCATCTACCTATGAATGGCAGCGTTACAGCGAGTGGCGTAAGAAAACGACGCCTACGCATGGGATTGAAAAAGGGTGAAAAGGAAAAGCACACCGCCAATCAGTATGCGGAGTCCATTCTCATACTTCAAGCGGCGATCTACGAAGCGTTTTTGAATCTGAAGATTAACTGGTTTTTCGGAGAAGAACATTTCGCACGGTTCCTGTCTTCCCCTGACGGCAAGAAACTACTTACAGATGTCACAATACGTTTGGCGAAAGAGGTATTATATGCGCGCATTAAAAATAGCGAAGGTTGTGAAAGTTCAACAAAAAACAACCAAGGGGAACGACATCTTTGCGATGCAGCTTTTGGATGATAATGGAGAGAAATTCTATACCACTTTTGAGTGTAAACCCAATCACTCTGATGGCGTGGTGAAGACCATGAGAAGGATCGTCCCTATCGACGAGTTTAAGGATACACGCCCCGGAATGGGGATAGTTCTTCCCAATAAGGAATGAAAATGGAGAAAGCACAACGACCCAAAATACTATTGGTAGGACATCATCCCAATATAGACACGGGAAATGGCCAGATGATGGCTGGTTTTATACGCCAACTCGATTTGGAAAGATACGAAATCTCCGTGTTGGCTGTCACGCCACCAAAAGCCATCGACCCCTTTGAAGTTCCGAAGTACACAATCCTGGAAGCTATTCGTCCAGAAATAGCGGGGGAAACATTATTGTCCCTTTGCGGATCTGTAAACCTGGACATCATCGCGTTTGTTGGATTGGACATCTGGGAATTTGCACCTTTTATTCCACGGCTGAATGAAATAAAGAACAAGACGCGTTTCAAAACAATCGCGGTCTTTCCATGGGATACATGTACTTTCCGCGAAGATTGGTTGAAAATGGTGGAAATGTTTGATTTCCCATGCGTGTATTCCCTATGGGGTTACGAACAATTAAAGGATAAAGTGCCCAATATTCGTTATTTTCGTCCGGCATCTTTCAAAGATCATCATATTTTCCGAAGATTCTCACCGAAAGAAAGAATGCTCGCACGAAAAAAGTTCTTCCCCATCACGGAGGAGGAAACCTTCATCTTGGGGTTTGTTGGAAACAACCAATTTCGGAAAGATCCTTTACGACTCGTAAAAGCATTCTTCCTAGCGAAAGAAAAGTTTCCTAACATGTGTCTCTACATGCACACCGAAATGTTGGGAAAGTACAATATTAAACAATACGTCAAGGACCTCGGTGGGAAGATGGGTGATGTTTTCTCACGAGATGAGAATCCGTATACACGTGAGGAGATCGTAGGTCTTTACAACTGTTTCGACGTGTACGTCCTCCCATCATTGCAAGAGGGCTTAAGCCTGACGATACTCGAGGCTATGAAATGTGGCACCCCTGTCATTGCTTCACACAACACGGCACACATGGAACTACTCGATGACGATTCGGGCCTTCCTGTAGAATGCACGGAATTCTTCCCACTACTTTCACACACTGAATCCGGTATTTCTCATATCGAAGCATGGGCCTGTGACCTAAAGGATTTGACTAATAAAATACTTATGTTGGCCGAAAACAAAGGCCTTCGAGAAGAACTCTCAATTCGCGGATTAAAAAAGGCGGAGGAGTGGATAGACGGTATTGACGATTTTTCCAAACTAGTAGAAGACGTATTGAGAAAGAAAAACACATTCCGACTAAGCTCCAAATTAGAACGTGTCCTTTTTGCACAACACTCTTCTGCCGGCGACGTGTTAATGACAACCAGATGCCTTGTCGGATTGAGAGAAAGGTTCAAAGGAATGCCCCTTGATTACATGACATCCCGCCAATACATGGAAATCCTGGAAGGGAATCCACATATTGAACACATACTTCCATGGGATGAAAAAACGATGAAAAACTATCGTTACGTAGTCAATCCTCACGGTGAACGAATCCTGCCAGGACACTGGGGGCGTAACAGCAATTCGTTGTTGGCAGACTTCTACTGGAAGATTTTGAAGATCACGCCTACGAAGGCCATCATTATCCCGAAACAGCCGGAGGATAACGAGCTTACAAAAACCATCGAACAGAAAGCATTTATAGTTGTGCATACAACAGGTGGTGACCCTGAGTTCCGTTCTTACTATTATATGCCAGATGTGTGTTCAAAGATTCACGATCTTGGATTTGTCACAGTACAACTCGGGGGCGAGGACGACGTACCTGCCGGTGCAGATATTGATCTTCGTGGTAAAACCACCTTCCGCGAATCAGCATGGATCATGAAAAAGGCCGTGTTCGCAATCACCGTGGATAGTTTCATGTCACACTTGGCAGGATTCCTTGACATTCCTCAAGTTTGTTTATTCGGATCTGGCAATCACAACGTAGTCAAACCCGTAGGAAGAACGATCTGCATGGTTCCTGACTACGTCAACTATTGCAAAGGTCTCGGTCCGTGTTCCGGGGCGGTGAAGGATTGCCCCGTGAAATGCACAGGAATCCACGAACCTGAGGCTGTCGTGGCTGCATTGAAATACCTCATTTCCTGGGAGGTGCAGGCAGTGCAGGAAATAGGGGAAGCTCGAAAGGGTGTTTCGGCAATGTCGAAACAGTAAGCGGCACGCCCGTCGCTTACCTTCCCCTCCGAAATGGGGGCGGCTTGGAATAGAGGCAACTGCCGCAAGGAGCTAACCAGAACAGCCCAGTACGGTGATGCTCAACTCGATGTGCCGTTGACTTCTTGCGGAGAAAAGACGGCCCGCCCCTTTATAGGAGGGAGCATGGACGAGAATCAGCAAGCAGCATACATAATCAGTCAGGCGGCGTGCCTTATGGCCGATATTCTCGGGATGCAGGCCGAGAATATGCAGCGGGCGCACCGGGGAGAATCAATGGCCTTTATCTACGCCGACTTTGAGGAAGCCATGCTCAAATATGGGATGGCACACAATCAGGTGATGGGATACTTTCAGGGGAGGCTGCCATGACTGACGCAATCAGGAAGAAGCACGAAGCATTCAAGCGGCGGCTAATCGCGGGTGAAAACATACGGGCGGCGCACCTGTCCATCTCCGAAGTTGACGCCCTGTTCGCCGCGCTGGACGAGGCTAAGGACGGACTGACCGCCGCCCATATGCACGGATTTGAAGAGGGGAGGGATCAGTACATGGACAAAGTGCGAAAACTGCAAGACGCGCTGGACGCAGAGAGGGGGAGAATCTACCCATGCGCTGACTGCGGAAAGATGAGAACCAAAGAGGAAGGCGGCACTACTTTCACGGTATGTGACGAGTGCTGGGATAAGCGCTTCGACAAGAAAGGAAACAAATGATCCTCACCGGGGAGGGATGACATGACTGTTAAGGTATTCTTTGCTTGGTACGATTTCTGGATTGGCTTTTTCTACGACCAGAAGAAGCGGATACTCTACATCTGCCCGTTTCCGTGCGTGGTGATTAAGATAGAGCGTAACCAAAGCGACGGAGAAAAAACAGTGGAAGCAAAATGGAAAATTGACCTCAGTGCGGGAAGGCCCGTGCTTACATATGAAGATTGCAGCGTGATACAGGATGAACAAGCCGAATATATTATGAATCTCATACAAAATGACTACAGGAGCTGAAAGGAGAATGTGATGCTAAGAGTGACTATTAAGGCTGGAATCGACTGGAGAGAGGCATTAGACGCTATTGAACGGTTTACCACAACATTTGATGGCTCTCAGTTTGCTCCTCATGATGCAGATAGATTGCATGAAGCCGCAAGAGTGGTAGTTGAGAAAATCAGAAAGCACCGTCTTTTAACCGACACGGTGAAGCCATGACCATCGACGCCATCAGGAAGCGATATGCGGCAAATGCAGACGCAGATAACCCAACCTACTATTGCACGTTGAGCAGTGCTGACGTTGACGCCCTGTTCGCCGCACTGGATGCCGAGAGGGAGAAGGTGGAGAAGGCACTAAAAGCAACACGGCGGGCTATTAGTAAGTGCCGACGCCTGCCTGCCGACTGCGAAGCCGAATTAGACCTTGAAGAAATCGAGCAAATCCTGGAGGGAGGCGGGGATGACTGACGCGATCAGGCGGAAGCACGAGGCACAAGTAGCTTACACGAAAGAGAAGCAGGGGAATTTCCCTTATTTATTTCAGTCGATACAGTCAAATCTTCGCATCTCCGACGTTGACGCCCTGTTCGCCGCGCTGGACGAGGCGCAAAAGAAGGTAGATCGAATCAAGGAGAAGGTGGAGAAGGAAATCTCTCATGCAATCTCCGGCGGGTACTGTATCGAACCTATAGAACTTCAGGAGATCATCAGTGACGAGGTGGAAAGGGGTGAAGATGAAACGCGTGACGTTCGCTAGTAACATGTGGAATGAGATAGCACAACTTCCCGACTGGTTCGAGAATGTAAAACACTTTGCTGATGGTGGAATTTTGATTGTTGACTCCGGCTCAACTGACGGGACAATCGAATATGCACGTGACCAGGGGGCCATCGTTGTCGTTGACGACATCATTCAACGTGATGGATACGCAGCGGCCAGGAATCAATTACGAAAGTTGTCCCGTGAGAACTTTCCAGATTCTCACTGGATGATGTATATGGATGCTGACGAGCGTCTGGACCTGGAAAAAGCGCATATCTTCCGCTGGATAAAAGATTACCTTCTCCCTCAATATGACATCATCGCATTCCCCAGGATTGACTGGGTAGACACAGAGAAGAAACAAGCAGCAAACGACATCATGGTTAATCCCGATTGGCAAGCGAGGATGATACGCGTAGATTCCGCGATGTTTTTCTACCGACGCCTTCATGAACAGATTACCAATTACCGAGGTATCTACGCCAACACATCTACTCCACCGATTAATCATTTTCATCGATCAGCGAAGGAAAAACGAGATGTTATCGGGAAACTCTGTGCCAAACTTCATAGAGAAGACACAGAATTTGGGCATACTTACCCGGAACACCCGAAAGAGAAAATGTATCGTGAACTATACGATAAAGAGGGCTTGTGAAAAGCGTAATAGTTTTTTCTAGCTCGGTAGGAACATTCGTTGGTGGCGGCAGTAAAAGCTACATCGATATGCTTCGTGAGGACTACACCACCTACGGTCTATGGGCAAATGGTCTGACCATCATCCACGCTCTAAAGTTTGTGGGACAAATGCTCTACAGGAACTGTTCCACCATCATTCTGCATGTAGGAGCTGTGGAAGCGTTCACCAACCGGGCACCTTACTTTTTGCACTGCACAATCCACGACATGATTTTGAACCATCTAAACCAAGATCAAAATTTCATGGCGTACGTAGCGCCGAACATGCTGCGGGCAGCGCGGGAACTCGACTATGAACTAGACCCCGATTACTACCGACGTGTGGAACCAGAGGATTTCCGCACTTTGTTACGAAGGTTTGCCACCTTTTCAGAAGGCTTTCGAGTTCTTGTGTTGGGCATGACTCACCCATGGGTGGGTCATTCCAGAGCTGTCGAACAAACAGAACAGGCGCGCGAGTACGACAACATTCTCAAGGACGTCTGTGCTGAAACCAAACACATGCAATTTGTACCACTGCTCGATATAACCAGCGGGAAAACGATTGATACCTGTCACATGACCACTGAAGGGCATGCTAAAGTTTACGACGAACGAATAAAACCACTCTTGGAGGCCTAGAAAATGAATAGTAAAGAACAGGAGTACACATCCACAGGGACGAAGCTGCTGCACCACCCGTCCGTCGTTTCAAATATCAAACGACTGCGGATCGGCACCCCTGTCAGTTTGCAGGTTGCCCCCACCAGTCGGTGCAATCTGAACTGTTCCTTTTGCTCCAACGCCAATCGTGAGCAGCACGAGGACCTGCCGGTGGAAAAGCTGGTTACACTCCTTCGCGAACTGGTCCCCATCGGGCTCAAAACGGTGGAGTGGACCGGTGGTGGTGAACCTCTTCTCTACAAACACCTGGAACTCGCCGTGTTTTTCACCCACGAACTCGGGTTGAAACAGGGATTGATTACCAACGGAACTTTGCTCAGCAAAATGTCCAAGGAAATACTTGTGAAGTTCCAATGGATTCGCGTGTCCATGAACTGTCTGGACTATCGTGACGCAGTGGAACTCCCTGACAACATCCGTGGGACGCTCGGGTTCAGTTACGTTATGAATGACGACACTACGGCCGAAATACTCACCAAGTTGGATGAGCATGTAAAACGACACAAACCGTCGTACGTCCGTATCGTCCCCAACTGTCAAGCCACGCATGAGGAACAAGAGGTGAACAACCAGAGACTCTCCGCCATGGTTTCCTCTTGGGGGGAACCATATTTCTACCAGGCAAAGCACTTCTCGAAACCGAAGAACTGCTACTGGGGGTACTTAAAACCCTTCCTGCTCCACAACGAATGGGTGTACCCGTGCAGTTCTGTTGTTCTCAACGAGGACAGCGACAAGACATTCCACAGCAAGTACAAATGGGTGAAGATGGAGGAACTCCCCGGACTCTACCTTAGCTCAATGAAGGGTGGGGACTGGGATTGCACCCATTGCGTTTTTCGTCCTCAGAATGATATTATCGAAAGCCTTCTGAATCCCACGGGAATGGAAGATTTTATCTAAAAGGAGGATATTCATGATTCTGCTTAATCTCGGATGTGGTTACCCGCGACCTGGTGCTCCCTGGATCAATATTGACCAACTGCACACCACACTACCTAATCCGAAAAGTCCTGAACGGATTAACTTGGCGAAAGAGCGAAACTACATCGACTGTGATCTTTCAAAAGGTATACCGTTCGGTGAAAACGAGGTGGACGGTATTTTTGCTTCACATTTTCTTGAACATCTGACCCCCCAAGAGGGCGTGCAGTTCCTACGGGAGTGTCACCGTGTTCTAAAAGTGGGTGGAATTCTTCGTATCAGTGTTCCTGATGCAACGAAAATGTGCGACTACGATAAAAACGGGGTGGAATACTGCTTAGAGTATCGTCCTCCAGGAATGACATTCACAGAACATGTGCTTCTTTTCCCAGAGCACAAGATCATTCCAACGTACGAAGTTGTTCTAATTATCTTCCACTTGGCAAAGTGTTTTAAGACAGTGGAGCGGGCAGAATTCGGAAAATCCCTGCTGGCAGAATTGGCAGATATCGACAACAGGCGGGAGTTTTCTCTGTTTGTGGAGGCTGTGAAATGATACCATGCCCGTATTGCGGAAAGCAAATGCGGAATGTGTTTGAATTTTCCGACGATATGAAATCATGGGCGGTTTGGCATTGTTGGAATTGCGACCTAACCATAGTTTTAGACGCGAAGACGGAAAAAGTGGATTACATCTGGGTGCGAGAGGAGAATAAGGAAAAATGAAGATTGATCCCAAAATCTACGATGCCGACTATTTCGAACGGGGGATTGAAAGTGGAAAGAGTTGCTATCAAAATTACCGCTGGATTCCTGAACTCACAATCCCGATGGCAATGACTGTATTGGAATTTCTAAAACTCTCGCGCGATGAGAAAGTTCTCGACTTCGGATGCGCCAAAGGTTTCTTGGTGAAGGCTCTGCGCCTCCTGCATCGTCAAGTTTGGGGAATCGACGTGAGCGAATACGCCATCTCACAAGTTCCGCAAGAAACCAAAGATTTCTGCCGTCTTCCATGGGACGAACGCCCGGGCTTCCCCCACATGTTCGACACTTGTATAGCAAAGGACGTCTTCGAGCATATCCACGAAGGTGAGATCGACATGGTTCTCAAAACCATTCCTGCTCAGGCGCTCTTTGCAGTCATACCGTTGGGAGACGACGGCGTTTTTCGTGCGAAAGCAAATAACTACGATGTGACCCACGTACTCTGCAAAAGTGAGAAATGGTGGCTGGACACCTTCAACAAGAACGGATGGCATGAGTATTGGTGGGGATTCCGTATCGATGGAATAAAAGATAGTTATTATCGAAGTAACCCCCATGGTCACGGGTTTTTCTTACTTGCACGATAATTGATAAAAGGAGGTTCCAATGATGGAATGGGTTCGTCAGGTGTTCTGTCTCTTCGGCTTCCACGCGTACTATGTCGTCGCGGCGGATGAAAATTCTTGCACTTTCACCTGCCCCCACTGTGGTGATACTGTTGAACTGATCGAACAACAAGGTGAATAGGGGGTTTCATGTCACCCTTTGGTTGGGGAGTTCTCCTTGGTGGATTGGGCGCGGCGTTTGTCCTGGCACTCGCCCACGTTGGAAGGGGATGGGCAGCTGTGCTGGCAGCTGTTGCGTGGGCCGTCGTGCTAACCATCATCCCCAACCATTGGGTTGGCATGGGAAGGAAAAGATCATGACCGAAATGAATGATCCCGCGGAAAAACAAGTGGAGCAAAACCTGCTGTGGTGCCCCTGTGAGGGGTGGGCGAAGAGTATGCCGTCGCTCACATCTGCACAGATGATCGCGTTTTTACACAAGAATCCCTATACAGGGGAACCGTTTTCGTATTGTCCTTGGTGTGGCGCCCGACTCGGTGCAAATTTTGTTGGGGAATTTTAGACAAAAAATCAGGAAAAATTCCCAAAGTTTATTATAATGTGGATGAAAGGAAGAAAACGACCTTAAACATCCAACAGAAAGGGGGACATTATGAAAGGAACACAGACAGTCGTTGTCGATGCTGGTAAAAATATCACGGAGATGCTGGAGAAAATTGCTGCGGCGATGGGCACCACCGTCGAACAATTATATCCTTTCTACTGTCAAGCAATCTCGCAGGAAGCACTCATGCGCAGCATAGGTTGTGCCATGGCATTCGTTGTGTGCCTCCTGCTTTCCCTGGTCTTTTTCTGGGCCATCTACAAGATCAAACTGGAAGATGCATCGAAACAAGGGACGGCAGTTATCATTTTGATCTGTGCTGCGCTGTTTTTTTCCGCTCTCTCGATACTATCGTTCACAATCTTTGCGGTTAACTTCCCTACGTGGTACGCACAAATGATGTCTCCCGAGGCGTTTGTTCTTCACCGCATAGCGGCAGATGTCGGTTTGGTGAGATGATTGGCGCCTTAGTACATACACGCTAACGGGAGGTTGCACATGAGAAGCCCATGGAACAGGAAAGCGAAAAATTGCACGCTTATCCGCTGGGCGTTGTTTCTTCTCCTTTTCATCGCAGGTACAACCGGTTTAACTATCTTGGTGTCAACCTGGATAGCCTTGTGTAGAACCGATTGGAATTGGTGACGTATGATTCCTAAATCCCCTGGTGAAATAGTTGACACTTGGTCAATTCTCCGGATGAAAGCCGTACTAATCCCTGATCTTTTCTGTGAGGTACTGCAATACCAAGGTGTTGTATCAGGAATGTTCTATGAAAAACCGGAGATCTTCGCTCCTGTAGCATGTATCATCGAAATGAACGCGAGGATCTGGATGTTGGAAGCAAGTATTCGTTCAGGTGAAATTACTGATTCTGAACTCGTTGAGATCGGTAAACGGGCAATAAAAATTCGTGATTACAATGCACGACGTGTTGAAGCAAAGGTGGCGATAGATAAGATTTTCGGGCATAAGGGCATCGATGCCAAAGTCGAACATAGATCAGTTGTGAAGGAGGGGAAAGATGGAACTTCGTGATGCAACCAAGAAAATGATCGAACGAAAACAGCAGATGGAGGGGGCCATTCTCGATGCGGTGCGCGCGTTTGAGAGTGGCACCGGAGCTCGTGTGACGAGCGTCTACATCCGAAGGAGCTGTTGCGTCAACACGTACAACGAGCCGCAGGAGATCGCTACAGAGGTTTCCATCGGCAACGGGGGCTAAAATGAGAATAAGCGACGATCGCGTACAGCACTGGCGGCGTGACCATACCGAGGTCGCGCAAGGTGATTCTCCCCCGATCCCGTTTGATGGAGAAGTGTACAACGAATTTCGTATGTGGCACGTTCTCGAACTCGGGCCGGGGGAGGGACGCCAATTCAGGAAAGTTGCCCCCATCTGTGCCTCCTATTCCATTGCTGACATCGTTCCCGAGGTGCTCCAACTTCCTATTTACGACAATGTGGCCGGGAAGTTTCTAATCACAGATTACACCTCCGACAACTTCGGGAAAATGTTCGACGTCATTCACTTCTGGTACGTTCTTCATCATGTATTGGAATGGGAACTACGCGATTTCTTCCTCTTCTGTTTCCGACACCTGTGCAAATACGGAACGTTGGTTTTCAACACACCGTCACTCATGTGTCCGCCGGAAGTGTATTTGGGAGATGGAAAGCAAACAACGAAGCACACCCCCGAAAAAATTGTCGAAGTGTTGCACTCTATCTGTCCCACACTTCGTATTACCATTAGCGGGGTGAGCTGCAACAAGTCATGGAGTCATGGTTACACTTTCATCGTAAAATGGGAATAGAAATCATGAGTATAGAAACACTTCGTTGCCCAACTTGCGGTCGCAACAGTGTTGAGTACAATCCGTACCGCAAACAGTACCAGTGCACAATGCACGGCTGCAAGTTCTGTGCACCATTGGAGGATCCCAATGTTACACCGTTTGAGGATTTACGCGCGAGACTCTTTCTGCAGGGGCTACGGGGAAATCGACTTGTCGATGATGATAAAGAATCCAACCACGGCCCAGAACAGGTATAGTATCATTCAGGATCTAACTGTGACCGAGCTGCCAGATCACACAATGCTGCGACCAGACGATTACCCACAGTTCGCCATGGAGGCTGCAGATGCGAAAGAACTAATGCAGCAAATGTGGTATGCAGGTGTTCGTCCCGAGCACATGCAGGAAACGCAAACCGTAGTTGATGCTGTCAAATCGGAAAACAAATATCTAAAGGAGGTGAACACAGAGCTTTTGAAATTGGTAAACCAGTTGATTCAACAGTCGGCTGGTGCGGAGGCGACGAGGGCTAGGCATCTCGCCTACACAACCCTCGCTCGGGCAGAAGAACTTGCTCAAACTATCAACAGGAGGTAGTTATGGCTCTGGTTGAGAAAATCAAGGAACTGTACAGCGTCCTCGACACCTGCGTCGCCGAGGCCGAGAAGCTGGAAAACAAGGGGAACAGGACTGCCGGCACGCGACTGCGGCTGGGTCTGCAGGATCTCAAGGCGAAAGCACACGAGCTCCGGAAGGAAACCCTGGTCATCAGGGACAAAAAGCCGCCGGAGGCTCAGGCGTAGATCTCTCTTAATGTGAGTTTTAGGGATTCTGAGAAAAAGAGCGACGGTCCCCTCAAAAAATTCCGTCGCTCTTTTTTTGAGAAAATTCCCAAAGTTCATTATAATAAAGTAAGAACATAAAAAGGGACGCAAAATGGACTTGTACGAAACATTGGGAGTTAAGAAAAACGCTTCTCGTGACACCATTCAGAAAGCCTTTCGTAAAAAGGCTAAGAAAACTCACCCTGACCGTGGTGGGACGTCCCAAGAATTCATGGCTGTGGCGCTTGCGTACAGAATTCTTTCTGATGATGGGGCACGAGAACGCTACGATCGTACAGGTAGTACAGACACAACGCCACGTGAGCAGGCTATAAACACGGCAGCGGTGGAGCGCTTCTGTCAACTTTTTGTTCGTTGCATTGAACAAAGTGGGGGTCGAGAAGACATTGATTTCCTGAAAGAAATACGAAATGCAGGAAATACGTCTAAAGACTCGATTAAACAAGAGCAACGAAATCTAAACAAAAAGTTGAAGGAGTTGAAATCCATCCGCGATCGTTTGACATATAAGGGGAAAAAACAGGACGTGCTGTCCAACGTCCTCGCGGACCGAGAACGACAGCTCCGAGGGGCCATCGAGCGCCTCAAGGAAGAAATGGAAATCACCAACAGGATGATGTCCGTGGCAGATGAGTATGAGTTTAGAATAATGGAATCACCCAAAGAGTATGAATTTATGCAGTCAGGCGGACCGATGTTTATCCGATTCACAACGCGGTAGCTCGCCACGGGCGTCCTCCACATAAGGAGGTAGCCATGAAAAAGTTAACACTAACCGCGATAGTTTTTCTGTTCTTTGCAATGTTGGTTCCGTATGAAGAGGCTTTCCCCACTCCCACGACGGAACAAAGGATCATCAAATCGAAGATCATTGAGCTCGGCGCCCCCACAGATCGAGCACATGTTATAGCTTCCGCGATCTTTCATTCGGCAAACATTTCGGGACTGCACCCGATGTTGATTGTGTCCCTGATGAAATCGGAGTCGGACTTCAAGGAGAAAATCGTCTCAAGTAAAAATTATCATGGTCTAATGCAAGTTCCCTATCCCATATACGACCCCCATGTAAACACCCTGCTGGGGGTGAGGATCTTGCAAGAAAAACTTCGTATGACCGACGGAAATCTGACCAAGGCCATTTGCAACTATAAGGGTTGGAAGTGGAAAGAAAAGAAGGGTCGTATGGTTGCTAAACGTGTGGTGAACATGTACCTTGATCTCAAGGACGCCTCACTATGGGAAACGAGTTCTCTTGCCATCGAATCTATAAATGGGTAAAGGAGGAGAGAAATGAAAGCTACTACGATCAGCAGGCTGTTGGTTGTTTTCGTTGCATGGCTTATTGTGACAGTTTTGACTGTCGGTTCGTTTTACATGGGTCGGAAGTATGAACAGTCGTTCCGCCCATCGGCACCAACCAACCTCACCGTAACTGAAACCAAACCATGCCCAACGTGTCCGGAAGAATGTGTGTACAACGATCGTCATGCCTACAAGCTGATCCGATTCGTGCATAGTAAAGATGGAAAGGTGTGCTACGGATTGCGTTCGTATGAAGGGGGACGATTCGAAGCTATGTGGTGCGGGAAATGAAGAACCCCATTTTGTTTACTGACATGGCGCGGGCAGTGGAAAAACTGCCCAAGGGCTACATCCCCGCCGAAGAGGCAATCGTCGATGTTCACGACACACTACTAGGTGTAAAACGGAAGGTCACCTTTCGAAGACGGACGCTTGTCAAAAACGGAAAGAAAATCTACTACTGGGTAACGTTCGGGATCCTTGCAGTGGAGCAGGCAGAGGCTCCCCCGATAGTTGAGGAAGCCGCCGTTGTGGAAGAGACGGAGCCGAGTGGGGAAGGAGGCGGATCGTCACCGGGCAATGACGACTGGTAACCACTCGGCTCCGTTAGTTCAAACTAGAGGGGTGCGCTTGTTAGGGGGAAAAGGAGGGTTGAAAGACCCCACGCACCCCTCTAGATCAATCCTTTTGAATAGGTGCAACCTTCACAGGGACACTGCCCGGGGAGGGTTCATTGGTGACCACCGGGGGCTGTCCCTCTTTCATTTGCAAATACAGATACTGCTGTTGTCGTGGCTCCTCTTTGAAGATATAGTTTTTTGCTAATCCCCACCATGCGGTGTTGATTAGTCCTAGAAACATAGCCCCAACGAGTGCTGCCAGGACAATCTTTCGTATCCCCAAACCGAGAATATCTGTGACCCAAGAGGAACGTTCTAGTTTATCCAAACGATCCTCAAAACCCGAGTGTTTTGAGTCATACGTATTTTTAGACGATCTTACTTCCCGACAAAGATCGTCTATTTTTCTTTCCAATGGCTTGGTGACCTCACCACTCTCAAGTTTATTCTTGATATAGTGCAAGTTAAACTTGTTCTCGGTGGCGTTATCACCTATATCTTTCGTTTGGCGGAAAAGCTCCACCTTTACACGCTCAAGATCATTCACTTTTGATTCCAACACGGCCAATCCCTCCCCGTGCTTTCTCAACACCTGACCTTGTTCGCAAAATGTATGATCGTTCACTTCGCCACCCTCCCCCATCAGGTTTCTAGCGGGCGGGGCGGGGGAGCCCCGCCCCCACTCAGAAAATTATTTACTACGCTTCAAACGATACGTGCAAACTACTTCACCAATGTAACCCCAGCGGGGATACCTGGCGACGCAGGACGAGTAAACGTAAAATTTGCAGGGGCACTTTCCAGCCTCCCCCACACGGCGTCGACTTTGTAAGCCTTGATAGTCATAGTATGTGTTCCTGCCGTCACGGACCCGACGTCAAAGTACAATCGTACACCGCCAGTAATGGCCTGCGCTGTACTGTCTACAGCGGCACCACTATCAACAGTTACGACGAAACCGTCCGGTTGTGTGACAGTGGTTGGATAGGGGTCCGACACCACGAAGGGTGATGCAGAACAAATAGATACGACACCGAAAACCAACGCTACGATCAATGCTCCAATCCATCGTTTCATTTCTTCTCCTCCTCCACGACGTCCGTTAGTTCGATCACTTCTTTCTTTAACCGATCCGCGACTACTACTTTCTCGGAAGGTCGTTTCAACACCTTCACCTTGAACCATTCCAGAAGCCAGTTGTCCCAACGCCACGGGGTTTTCATCACGACCCAGGTCAGCCAGGAAAGACCTGTTCCCGTAAGAAACCCGAAAAACCAGGGATTTGTTTGCACGAACATGTCCAGCCAATTACCCCACTCTCGAATCCACGCATCCACCAATGGAACTCCGTACCTTCCAGGATGAATAATGAACTCCCATAGATCGAACTTACTCCACCAGTCCATTGTTTCAACCCTCCTTAATTAAAACACACGATCCTCCCAACGGTCATCATACACATCGGGCGCTTCGGGCCGCAGTGGCAAGCCTTTGCGTCTGCGGTATTTGTATTTCAGCCACGTGGGCCACCCGAAGAAGACCACCCCCGGGAAGTACATCAGGAAGGACAGGAAGAATCTCCAAACGACCACCCCGAACCAGCGCCACTCCTTCCACCAAACCTCCTCCTTGACGAAGCATTTCCACGCATCCAAAACGTAGGTATCAAGAAGGCCCTCGAAAAACACGAGGTCGCATTGGCGCTTCGGGATTTCCTGCTTCGCATAATTGTCATCGTGGGTCGCCGCTGGCCGTTTACCCCTTCCCCCCAGGAGCATGTAGATGATGGGAAGTCGTGGAACGCTGGCAAAGTCTGTCACAAACCCCGCCTTCGTTTTGAACTCTTTGGAAAACCACCGGCTGATAAAGACAAGGTCTTCCTTCAGCATGGCCCAAGTATCGTTGATGTTCTTCGTTATAAACTCACCTTCGTATGGCATTGTCGCTTCCCCTCATTCGGGTGTGGATGGAGCGGCAACGCGCCCCACCCACACATGCTTCAATTTTTCCCCATGGCCGCGTCGGCTTCGTCTATGATCTCCTGTGAGGTTTTCAACCGAGCTGCGTTGAGGCGATTGATTTCATCAGTTAGGTCAACGGGTTTCCCCTTCTGCATCGCGTCGTAAATCTTCAACCCCATCGACATGACGATAGATAGTGCGGTCAATGCTTCTACCACCATAACTGTGTTCCTCCTTTCTATTACTTACGAATCGGGATATCTGGAATAATCGGCACCTCCCCTTTGAAAATGCCAAGTTGCTGCGCGAGTTGGAGAAGACGCAACTGCGCCACGGCCATCTGGGCCATCGCCATACGATACTTCTCTTCCGTGGTAGCGTCAGTTGGAAGTTTTAAGTAAGCGATACGGGCATCAATCATCTGATTTTGAACGACGTACAATACGTCGTACGCATCACGAACTGACTTGAATTGTGCCTCATTGATCTTTCCGAGATTGTAATAAACACGAGAATAGAAAAGGATGTCTTCAGCAAGTGTCTTCGTTGTCTCGGCAGTTGTCACAACCGATGGCCCCGCACCCGTATTATCACGAGTGAAAGGACATCCGACAAGAACGAAAAACAGGGACAGCAAAACGATTGCGATAAAAACTTTCTTGAACATAACTACCTCCTTTTCTACCTCGGTTGTTCGAAATGACACATGTCTTTTTTGCGGAAACGACCTCCCCAAACAAGACCTACCGACTCTCCTATCAAACCCGCCTCTTGATAGTCAGATACCTCATTTTTATTGACGTTTGCCTTCAAATCCCAATGTGCTTTTCCACCAGGTGTCAAAAGCGCAAAGTCAAATGCCATAGCCTTATCGTTTTCAGGATTGTCATCTTCCCAATTAACGATATGCTTTGACGAAAGTGTCCAAGTTACTTGCCGTTGATTTTCCTTCTCTGTTATGGGAGAAAGACCAGCTTTCTTCCTTAAAAAGTTCGTTTCATCTAATGCCTGCCTTCCTTGAGCATACAAAGCCACTTGCTCTTGAAACGTCCTTGCCGTGCACGTTACAATAAATGGAATTCCAGCAGATTTCATTGCATTTTCAAATTTGTAGTACAGATCGATCATCCGCTGGGTCATGTCTTCAATTTTACGACTCGCCATCTCGAGCCTCCTCTGCCTGCTTGTACTTTTTCAGTTTATTGTGCATGGATTTAGTCATGGAGATAGCAATTCTGCACTTCATTTTGATTTCTTCGTTGTCCGTCATTCTGTAAATCTCCCGAATGAACTGACAAACAGAATGGTGCCCGTCGTAACGGTGCTTATGCATCTCACTGCGCGATGCAGGATCCTCCATGGGCATGAACAAATCCCCTTCGGGGTTATTCAGTTGCATTTCCTGCTCGGGCACAGGCTTGTGCGTCTTGTACGGCATGGCAGTACTCCTTGACAATATCAGAAACCTTCATCCGCTTCCCTGTAATGTTCATCTCGCAGGGCCAGTCAGGGATCATCCCTAGCCAGTAAAGAAACTCGTCCTTGTCAATGAGATAGCGGTATGCGTTCTGTATTTCCACTGGTTTGTGCTCTTCGATTCTTTTCCGAATGTAGTTAATCAACGTGTGGGGGTTAGTGCCCCAAGTGATGTTTCCGATCCTGACGATTGTGTGCTTACGGAAGTAGGACTTCACCAGCGCCTCCATCTGCCACTTGTGATTGGCGTAGCGCCCCGTGGAGTAAAATACCGACAGACTGCTGAAATAAACGAGGTGCTTGGAGGTGTCCTGCTTGAGGAGCAACTCAAGTTCCCGATGATATTCGCTCTCGCGAGCTTCACGACTGTTGCTTACTCCACTAGCGAACCAGATCCGATCCGGCCGATCGGTCAATACGCTGGCGATGTCTCCACGTCCAACGATCATATGTCCAACTTCCCCCACATCCACTTCTTCCAAAACCAATTAATTTGGTAAAGACCGTGGTACCCGATCCACCACCAAATCCGCCAGTACCATGTATTAGGTCGCACCGAACACCCCCTTTGTCGTCGCCTCTGCTAAAAATTCCCAGAACCTACCCTTAGTACGACCCCAATAAGGAATCTCATCAGCAAGGGTCCAATCGACCACTTGATTCCTATACCCACTAGGATCGAAAATATTGCGCGTCACTGCCGTTTTGTGACGAATATCAACGTGGGGGATCTTTGCAAACCACGTTTCAAACCCGTGCTTAGTCAGTTTGTTATATCCATCACGGTAGTTACTTCCACCAGGTTCGAAGTGCCGACGCCCACCGATTTCACCGCTTTCAATCAATCTGACCCGATTCTCATAATATTCTATAAGTATATCTTTGTGCGCGCAGAGACCCGAAACCTGTTTCGCTTTGAAATGAAGGGCTTGACCATCGTCAACACGAACCTTCCACCAATTCAAATCGTAGTAGAATACGTCTTTTCTCGGGGGGATAAAATCGAAATGACTCTTAGGATACAAAACATCGTGTTCCACCATATAAGCAATATCTGCCTCGAGCCATTGCAAGCCCGTAAGCTGCTGTTTTGCCATTGCCAAATGCCCGCGACGCAAATCCAGGCAGATGTTCTTACCAAACTTCAATGGTTTCAACGATACGGAAACCACGTCATGCCCATTGCAAACTTCCACGAGATTGGTGAGTACTGCTGAGGCTATTGCCTCGTTCAACTGACTATCGGTGTAATAAACCATCCCTATACGAGGTTTCCTCTCGGTGGCGGGCTTAAGAACGGGTTCGGTAATTGCCACGGCTTTAGACTCTTCGATCGGCGCGGGTACAGAGGACACTGCTCGAGCAGCCAGGGATTTTCTGTTGCGAAGTTTCTCCCGTTCTTCCTCCGTCCATCCGGGGACCGGCCAGAACTTATCGAGCAACCAGGTGAGGGGACGAAGCTGTAACGGCCAACTGTTTGTAAAAAATAGGTCCCGTGCGAATTTCTTTGCAGCTTGAACCTGACGTCCCGACAGTTCATACGGAAAGCCAAAGTCACCTCCCTGGGTGCGGAACATATGCCCATACCACGTCTTGTGATTGCAAACCACCCTCCCCCCGGAAAGCCATGTCTTCACAGCGACTTCAATGCCCTGGCTGCCCCAGCTACCAAAGGCCTCATCGCACAGGTTCAACTCATGGTACTTTTTACGGGTACACATGAAGAAGGACCCTTGCAAAGACATGGTTTCCGTAAGGGGGATGTTATTCTTGTACTCAGAACGGCTTTTGAAGTCGTTGAAGTATTGGAAATGTGGTTCACTATCAAAACAATACGTCGTACTTTGCGGGTTATTTTTGGCAATCCAGCGAACGTCCCGATGGAAACTGGTCTTATTATCGCATTTGGCGCAGGACGTGGGAGTGGGACCTTGGTACCTACGATCACCACAATTATCGCACACCCAATCAAATGCATGAAGATTTCGCATGATGGGAACCATTGTCCAATCATCTTGCATATCTGCCATTAGTTTCACATCGAAGCCCTTATCAAAAGCGCAATGAGCGTCGCACTTGATAAGGTACTTTGCTTGTGATATCCTAGCGGCTTCGTTTGTTGCTGCTCTTTGCCCTATGGATACAGGATGGTAAATTAGATGAACTCGTGGATGGTCATTGATTGGCGGGTCTGGCCAGCTGCCATCTGCTATCACGATTACTTCGGTATCTCCCTCAATGTTCTCCAAAATATCCTGAACAGTTCGGGAAAGCCACATTTCGTTACGAGCAGGTATCAAAATTGAAAGATCCATCAGACAGATGCGCCTCCTTTACCTATATCGAACAAAAGTCAGGTATGGAACCCGTGGATTGTTATACCCCCTAGCAATGTCTATAACATTCACTGCACAGCCCGACTTCCAAAGAACATAGGGAAAAGCCAACTGATCCACAGAGTGAAATCTGGACGTCCTGTACCACCACTGGATCATCGCTTCTTTAATCTTTTCACTATACTTATAAATAAACGCCACCGAATGGTACAACTTATCATCCGTATAAGTTTTATCGGATTGAATCTCCACCAACTGATCGTCGGCAAGTTCATTGTCATACCTCGGAACGATGTACTCACATCTTTTCTTTAAACGATCCTTAATGTACTCCGCTTCCTGCTTAATAGAAGTTCGTTTAGGATGAGGAAAAACAGCAATATCTGCCGTACCACATTGTTCCAAGAACCATCTAACCGAATCCCTGTGCAAAAGGGCAGAGGAAGCATCTACCCAAATGTAATAATCGTATCCAGGGACCATTTGCCACATGAACATCTTTGGTATACGCGCTTGCAACCGTGATGTCATGGAACAGCATCTCGGTGGAAAATTCTCATCTGTGAACCTATAAAAATCGAACGGGACAGATTGTTTTACAGGATCTACCACTTTATCAAAATGGCCCAGGTTAGCTGTTACGACGGCAATACGCATAAAACTCCTCGAACATCTTTTTATCGAAGCTCAAATTATGACTGGTCGGGTAGTACCGTTTCTGCGCTCCGAAACGCACCGCCTTTAT